ATATCCAGCCCATTATTGAAAAGGCTGTGGGCGCAGAAAATCTGATTGAGCATACTGCAAACTTGACATCAATAGATATGCAACATGAATTTGAAAATTGCATGTGCAAGGTAAGACCCATTACCTTTGATGAGGCAAGGGAATTTAACGGCTTTCTTGTCAATAAGAATCTGAATGACTGGTGGTGGACATGCACCCCATGGAGCACCAGAGAGCGTGGTTGTGACTACTCAATTGCCGTTGTTTCTTCTTCTGGCTATTTCTGCAACGGCATCTGCAATAACTGCAGCGGTGTTCGTCCATTCTGTATCTTGAAATCTCATATCTTTGTATCGAAGGGAGAATAGTCATGGCATTAACAATGAAAGCGCTTCAGGATCAGATCGATGTGTTGAAGAAAGAAATAAATGCATTAAAAGGTAATAATTCTAAAAATATGAATAAGTTACCGATCGGACTTTCAATCGGAGATGAATTTCAGCTTGCCGGAACAACATGGAAAATTATGGATATTACAGATACGGGATATATGTGCCTAGCAGAATCTATTGGGAATAAAGAGTTTGACTCTGATGATAACAATTGGACCACAAGTAAGCTGAGAAGCTATCTGAACAAAGAGTTTTTAGAAAAGTTGGAAGAAGAAATAGGGGAAGGAAATGTATTAGGTTTTGAAAGAAACCTTCTTTCTCTTGACGGTCAGACAGAATACGGATCATGCACTGATAAAGTGTCGCTTCTGACAGTGGATGAGTACAGAAAATATAGGAAGTATATTCCTAACGCGAATAAATGGTGGTGGTTAATTAGCCCATGGAGTACACCATGCAATGGTTATTCTGGTGCAGTTACCGTTGTTTCTTCTTCTGGCTTTATCAACTGCTACGACTGCTGCCTTAACGACTACGGTGTTCGTCCATTTTGCATCTTTTCTTCTTCAATCTTTGAATCAGAGGAATAAGTAAATGGCAGAAACCGACTTAAAGGTAATTCTTAAGGCAAAAGAATTAGCGGAACATACCTTGCAGGAGGTGATTAGGTACGGGAAATAGATTTAATAAAAAACACGGATTTTCTGACTCAAGGTTATATCGTATATACAACAATATTAAAAGTAGATGTTATAAAACGTATGCGAAAGAATATGAAAATTATGGTGGAAGAGGAATTGGAATGTGCAATCAATGGCTAGGAGAAAATGGATTTGTAAATTTTTTAGATTGGGCATTGAAAAACGGATATTCGGAAGAATTAACTATTGACAGAATTGATAATAATGGAAACTATTGTCCAGAAAATTGTAGATGGGTAACTAGTTTGGTTCAAAACAATAATAGCAGACATGCGAAATTTATTGAGTATAACGGAAAGAAAAAAAGCATATCTGAATGGGCTAGAATTATAGGGATTTCCAGAGATTCGTTAGCAAAGAGATTACATATGGGATGGAGCATTGATAAGGCATTGAGTACGCCTATTGATAAAAGATATTCAAGAAAATGCTAATGTTATATTCGATGGATTTATATGTAAAAGAATTATTGGAGGAAAAATAGATGACAGATACACAGATGGCAGTATCAGAGGAAAAGAAAGAGGCAGTTCAGGCAAGAAACAAGGTGACAGACTACAGCCTTGGAATTTTTGGAACGTCAGATAACTTCATTATGGCTATGCAAATGGCTAAAGCGCTTTCGAGTTCTACAATTGTTCCGGCTACATTTCAGAGAAATGATGCAAACTGTTTAATTGCAATAGAGCAGGCCAATCGGCTTAAGGTTAGTCCGCTTATGGTTATGCAGAATCTTTATGTTATCCAGGGAAGACCGTCATGGAGTTCTAAATTCTTGATTGCAGCTATTAACAATTCTGGAAAATTTGACATGGAATTGCAGTTTGAGGAAACGAAGGGCAAGGACGGAAAGCCATTTTCTTGCATGGCATGGACAATGAAGAACGGCAGACGAGTTGAAGGTATGACTGTTGATATGGATATGGCAAAAGATGAAGGCTGGCTTTCTAAAAATGGGAGTAAATGGAAAACCATGCCACAGCTGATGCTTCGTTACAGAGCTGCATCTTTCTTTTCTAGCCTTAATTGCCCAGAACTGACTATGGGACTGTATACAAAAGAGGAAATGCAGGACAACGACTTTAAGGAATATCCAGTGGAAGAAATGCAGATGCAGGCTCAAAAAGAAATTGCAGCCAATGCCAATATGGTTGATTTTGAACCAGAAGAACCGGAAACAGTAACCGAACCAGACGGCCAGCAGGCAATGCCGGATTTTATGAAGTGAGGAACAGTATGTGTAAAAGGGAATGTACATTCGGATCACAGTACTGTTGCCTAGAGTGTCCGTCAAATGACACTTGCAGGTCACAGTGCGATTATATGGATGCTTACGAGTATGCGGTAGACTGTCCAGATTATGTAGAGGAAGTGAAAAAATGCAGAATGTAGTATACATCGTTATGGCTTGTGGATTTGCCGATGATAGTTATTATGTTATCGACAGTGTATGGACATCTGAAAGAAAAGCTTTAAAACGGCAAGAAGAACTTAATAAAAATGGTGTCGATGGCATTATTGAAAATAGAGGGTGTGGTCTGTTCGATATTTGTACAGAAGTTATAAGTCATTAGATGCAGGAAGGAAAGATGATGAGATATCCTAATTTAGGATTTAGTGGAGGGAAAGATGTATAAAGATATTACTACGTATAGTCGAAATGACGTAAAAAGAGAAATACGTGTATTAGAAAATGAGGCTAATGGAATTAAGTTTTGGGTTCATAAACATATAGATTATGGCAATGAATGGCTGTTATCATGCTATGAATTGAATATTAGCAACGTACCTTTGAAAACGGAAGATATGAATGAAGCAAAGGAGAAAGCTCTTGTAGAAATGGCTAAGTTTTTCAATAAAATGGTACAGAAATATAAAAAAGCCATAGAAGAACTGAAAGATTAAGATTTTGTGGAGGGAAATATGAGAGTAGTTTCACAGGATGGGCGTCTGGATTATCCGTATGATAAAAGCGTGATTTTTCTTAACCCAATAAACAAAAGTGCTGTATCAATACAGTTATCTGGAGATAAAGAAGTTACAACATTAGGGCAGTATTCTACAAAAGAAAGAGCTCTTAAGGCTATGGAAATGTTGAGAAAGTCGTGGTTAAGAGAAAGTGTAGAATTTGAAAATGGATTTTATAATAAAAATTGCGTGTTCCAGTTTCCTGCAGATAAGGATATAGAAACAATGTATTAACTGAAAGTTAAGATTTGGAGGATACTATGAAAAAGTGGGTAGAGAGCAAAGAACCATCCGGCGCAGTGGTTCACACGCTTGTGTTCGGGCATCATGGAGATGATCCCAAAGTCATAGTGGCGTTGTTTAGAGATTCAGAGGGAGATTGGTTTACAACATCGAATGTGCTCGATACATACTGGGACTTGCTGACCGGCAAGGAAATGTGTGAGCATGATGCCAAAATGATGGTAGAGGAAATGGTGTACGACCATTTTGCGGATGAAAAGAGGTATTACGAGGAAATTTGCGAAGAGCTTGATATGGAAAACTGAAATTGATACTGAAGAAATAGAAAAAAATCCAGGTTTGGCTTGTAAGAAATGTTACCAGCTATGGAAAAATCTCAAATTGAAATATTAAACTGAAAGTTAAGATTGGGAGAGCAAAGATGAATACAGTACAAGTAACATTAAGTATGTATTACAAGATCATAGGCGCTGACTTATACGGTGGACCGAAAAGCGAAGGTTATGCGATGATGGCGTTTGATTTTGACACAGAAAATTTAGGAAGCGTGAATCTTCCGGTGATGGCAGAAGAGTGGAAGGCTGGATTTGCGAAAACCTGCAAAGTCCCGGTGGAAAATATAACCCTCATCTCCAGATGCGAGTACGAAGACAATACTGCAGATCTGGAAGACCCAGATGGAGTAATTGAGTTTTAAGATTGGAGGATGATAGCAGTGGGAAGATATGATAAAGACATAGAAGAGAATCCGTATCTCGGCGAACATAGCAAATTTACCATGCAGTTTGCAAGAGATCATGGAATTACGATGGAAGAAGCGTATCAACATCCCGTGGTAAAAGCTCATAAAGAAGATTTGAGACATTTGACAGAATGTTATAAATTCGCGAATGGAAATATGCGGTTAAATTAAGATTTAGTGAGGTAGAAAGATGATAAAAAAAGGCGACAGAGTAATTATGAATGACAAATATTATGTGTCGGAAAAAAATAAAGGAAAAGAATTTATCGTAACAACAGAGCCTACAGAGGTGTGTGGAACTTTATCTGTATGGCTTGATGGATTTAGAGGTTGCTATGCTGTAGATGGACTTACAAAAGTCAGTTAGAAGTGAGGTAATATGTAATGAGAATATTCAGATTTGGAGATGATGTGAATGGCAATGATTGCATACCAATGCAGCAGGTGCAAGTTACTACAAGATGCCGATGATTATGTATGGTGCGGCGCGGATATAGATCCAAGACCGAACCACCGAGAAAAGGGAGATGCAAAGCGGTGTCGCAGTAATTTTGCGCCGCTTGAAAAATCAGAGATATGGCATGAAAAATTTGCTTGGGAGTAACGTAATTTTAAGATTTGGAGGAAATATTATGGCTAAATATAGAAAGAAACCCGTGGTTATTGAAGCATTTCAGTATGATGGAGATTTAAAAGACCGTGATGGTAGCTGGTATGTACCAGCCTGGGCGGTTGAAGCTTACGAAAAGGGCGTCATGTATTATAGTTCTGAAAGCTGCGGCGCTCCGCCGTGTGAGCTTTTTATCGAAACTCTGGAAGGTATTCACCACGTCTCCATAGGAGATTATGTGATTCAGGGTGTCAACGGTGAACTGTATCCATGCAAACCGGATATCTTTGAAAAGACTTATGAGAGTATTAAGATTTGAGGTGTGAAATGTTTGATATCGAAAAAGCAAAAAGTAGAGGACTGGATCCAGCACAGATAGAAATCATGCAAAAAATTAACGAAAATAGCGTAAAAAGAGATAATTGCAAAAGGCATGATTTTGTAGATGGTAGCAGATTTGGAAAGTATAGATGTAAAAATTGTGGCTGCGAAGTGGGAGTAGAATTTGTATTAGGCTATAGACAAGGCTTAAAACATGCAGCAGACAATTAAGAATTTGGAGGGAGAAATAATAGTGGCAAAATTATCAAAAAAGGATATGGAAGAACTGAGAGAGCTTTGCTCGTTGGGGTGCGAATTTAGCGGAACAGCAGAAATTGTTCGAGAAATAGCCGACGAAGTTTTGCAAGAAAATGGCTGCCATTGTTGCCAATGCGATGATGCGACCGTCATAGATTTAGACGAAGATGTTGTTTGTACAGTTGAAGATTTTGCCCGGTATTTTTGGGAAAAGGCAGTTGAAAAAATATTGAATGTTGTGGAAACACAAGGAAGGTAAATTAACTATTAAAACCGCACCGAGATGGTGTCCGTTGAATAAAAAGGAGAAGGGCAATGATCATAAAACAAATTGCAATAGATGAGGCACTGGAACTGCATAAAAGAGGGCTGATGGTAAGATGGTTTGGTATCATCGCTAATATAAGGAGCTTTTTATGACACGTGAGCAAATCCGTAATAAATACGGAATTACCCAACTTGAACATCCTTCCATTGTAAACAAAGAGCTTTCTGAAGAAGAAGCTGCAGGATATGAAAAAATAGTAAAAATGCATGTTGCAAGCTTTTCAATATATTGGAATGATGACGATTCTGGAGATATTGATTGAGCTATTTGTATATTAGGATTTGGAGGAGAAAAGTATGGCAGAAATCAAAGTAGATATCATCAATAACGGTATTTTTGGCTATGAATGCCCAATTTGCGGCAACAAAGAAATTGAATTGGGACAGAATTTTTGTCAGATATGCGGAGAACCGATTGAGTGGAAAGAGGATTAACTTAAGATTTGCATGGAGGAGAAATGTTTATTATAAGCAAAGATAAAAAGGCAATCGTAAATACTGACAGTACAACAGTTATTTATGTCGGTTCGGATGGTATTACCATCAAAGCTGACTTTAAAAATGGGCGTGGGTGTCAACTGGGACGTTACGATTCACTAGAAGAGTGTAAGAAGACCCTGGAAATGATGGCGAAAGAAGTAGGAAAAGTAAATATTTTCCAGATGCCAGAATCAGCAGCAATTAAGGCTGAGATAGTAAAAAATGAAGCATGCTGGCATCATGTAACGGGAAAGAAAACAAAGGGGCATGGTGGTTCATGAGGCAAAAGAGCATCAAAAATGTTCGCCAAGAATTTAAAGATAAAGGCATTTTTTATACTCCAAAGGCACTTGCAGAAAGACTAAAAACGTATGTGGATATAGAACCAAAAAACGTTTATGATCCAACATGCGGAGCTGGAAGCCTGTTAAGTGTATGGGGAGATAACATCAAAAAATACGGGCAGGAACTGGACAAGGAACAGTTAGAGTTGGTCCGACTTCCGAATTTTACCGGATATGCTGGAGATACGTTGATGGACGACGGATTTAAAGGTAAAAAATTTGAATGCATTGTGGCAAATCCACCATTTTCTGTAAAATACAATCCAGCAACACTGGCAGAGGATGAGCGATTTCAAAAATGTCCAGCATTGCCACCGCCTTCAAAAGCTGACTGGGCCTTTATTCTTCATATTTTGCATCATTTAGATGATAAAGGTGTAGCAGTGATTTTGGAGTTTCCTGGAATTTTATACCGGGGGCAAAAAGAAGGAATTGTCCGCCGATGGTTTGTAGAAGAGAACTACATAGACAGAGTGGTGGAAATACCCGGGAATACATTTGAAGATACGACTATTGGAACATGTATAATTGTTTTGAAGAAAAATCGCAATGTGACAAATATTACTTTTGAACGGGGCGAGAGAACAATAGTAGTTCCGTATTCGGAAATTAAAGAAAATGGTTTTATATTATCTCCATCGACCTATTTACCGGATGAAATTGAAAAAGAAAAAATTGACCCAATAGAGTTAGATAAAGGGGCGAGAAAAAGTTTTTTGATAAGGCTAAAAAGAGAATTGGATTTTGAGAAAATGGTATGCAAAATGGAAGGAATTAGTATAGCACCGTTTCTTGATGCGATAAAACTAATTGTAAAAAGTTACTATGATTAAACTGAAATAACCCAAAATTTAATAAGCATACGGAAAGGGAGGTAGTGATATGGCAAGACCGAAGAAGAAAGCAGAAGATAAAGCCGTCAGACAGAGCGTGAGCATGGATTCTGTGCAGCTCCGGCAAGTAGTGGCTTACTGCCAGAAGAATGAAAGAACCATAGCGTGGCTGATAAAAAAGGCTGTTGCAGCCTTCCTGGAGGCAGAGGATAAAGTTGCATAAAATTAATAACGTTATGCAGTAAAACTGAAATTTAAATGAGGTAGCCTATGAATAACAAACATGTAAAGCAGTACATCATCCAGAACATAAGCCACATAGAAGACAGCCTGTTCCTTCGCCAGACCTACACACTGGTGAAGCTGTACCTGGAAAGAAAAGACCGGAAGAATACCGGTAAAGCCGCGTAGTATGAGGTTGAAAATTATTGGGACTGGATCTTCTGGGAATTGTTATCTTTTAACAACGAATACTGAAGAAACACTTATATTAGATTCTGGTTTGCGGCTAGTAGAAATTAAAAAAGGCTTGAATTGGGATTTAAGACATGTTTTTGGATGTATAGTCACCCACGAACATAAAGATCACAATAAATCGATGAATGACCTAGAAAACATTGGGGTACAAATATTTGCACCATACAGGAATGATGGCGTGAAATTCAAAGCTCCGTGGAAAGTGAGGGCATTTGACTTAACTGACTTAACTGACAAATGGATGCACACGAACGGTGATGGCTCTGAATGCCAGTGTTACGGCTTTTGGATTCAGCACCCGGAGATGGGAACAATGATTTATGTAACTGACACAGAATTGATTAAGTGGCGGTTCAAGAATGTAAATCACATTCTGCTTGGTGTCAATTACGATCCGCAATTGTTGCCTGGTGACGGTGCAAAAACGAACCATGTTGTCCGTGGACACATGAGCATTGATACAGCTTGTGATTTTGTGAAAGCTAATGCATCAGATCAGTTACAAAATGTGATTATGTGCCATTTGTCAAACGAAAATGCAGATGCTGCTAAATTTATCGAGAAGATGAAAGCAGTGGTTCCCAGAGTAAATGTAGATGTTGCAGAACCAGGTAAATGCTGGGAATTAAAAAATCCGGGCGAATGCCCGTTTTGACAAAGGGAGGGGTGGGCTAATACGAATTTATCTAAGGAAGCTTTGTATGAACTATATATAGTTCATAAGAAACCCATGCATGAGATTGCAAAAGAGTTACATATTGGTGTTGGAACAGTGTATAACTACATGAAAAAATATGATATTAAATCAAGAACAGCAAAAGAAGTATTTAAAAACTTAAAACAGCAAGGTTGGGAATATCCTCAATCTGCAAGAGAACGAATAAGTAAAGCACATACTAATAAGACTGTTTCGGAAGAATCCAGAAGGAAAATGTCTGAAAGCAAAAAGATTGGTGGAATAGGGCATAAAAAGATTAGGTCAGATGGATATGTAAGTATTTATTTTCCGGATTATCCGAAGGCAAGCAAAAACGGGTATGTTATGGAACATGATTTAGTAATGGAATGTATTATTGGTAGGCATCTGAAAGATGATGAGGTAGTACATCATATAAATGGAGTTCGCAATGATAATAGAAAAGAAAACTTGAAACTTATGACTTTTTCGGAACATGCTAGACATCATATGTTAGAAAGATGTCGCAATAAAAGGAGGAATGACTTATCAATAAAGTAATTTTAACAGGACGTTTTACACATGATCCAGAAGTGAGATATACACAGGGCGCTCAGTCAATGGCAGTGGCGAAGTTTTCACTTGCTGTTGACAGAAGATTTGCAAAAAAAGATAAAGACCAGCAGACCGCTGACTTTATTAACTGTACTGCGTTTAGAAATACTGCGGAGTTTATCGAAAAATATTTCCGAAAAGGGATGAAAGCCGTTGTTTTTGGACGCATTCAGACCGGAAGTTACAAAAACAAAGAGGGGAATACTGTACACACCACAGATGTTGTGGTAGAAGAGATTGAGTTTGGTGAAAGTAAGCAGCAGAATAACAGCACACCTTCGCAGGCTGATCCTGGTGCTTCTCCGTATGGTTCGGCTGACTCAGACGGATTTATGAATATCCCGGAGAATTTGGATGATGATTCATTACCATTTAATTAGGAAGTGACATATGCCAAGTGAAACACAGATGATTAAAACAAGTCGTAAAATTTGTCGGACTTGTAAATACCGTACACATAATACCAATAAAGAAGTCAGCTGCAATTATATAATTATAACCCATAGGAGCAGAAATTGCGAAATTGGGTGGTGTGATAAATACCAAAAAGAATAACTTAGAATAATCGAAAGGAGTAAGAGGTTTACCGGCCGGTACAAAAGACGTCTTTACTCCAAACAAAAATGAAATTCATTGATTTTTTTGCTGGGATAGGTGGATTTAGGCGTGGAATGGAACTAGCAGGACATGAATGTGTTGGCTTTTGTGAATTTGATAAATTTGCAGTAGCAAGTTACACATCTATGCATCTGCTGACTGATGCACAAAGAGAATATTTGTCTACTCTTCCAGAAAAGCAAAGGTTTAAAGAAATTTTGAAGGAGGAGTATAGGAATGGAGAGTGGTTTGCAAATGACATTAGACGAGTTTATGCTGGAGATATCCCGAAAGCAGATTGCTGGTGCTTTGGATTCCCCTGCCAAGACATTTCAATCGCAGGGAAACAACTTGGATTTCAAGGCAACCGTTCAAGTTTGTTTTTTAGAGTTATGTACCTTATCGGACAGCTCAAAGAAGAAGATAAACCCTCTTATATTTTCATTGAGAACGTTAAGAATTTGCTTAGTGTTAATGGAGGGTGGGATTTCGCCAGATTGCTCATTGAAATGGACGAGGGGGGGTACGATGCAGAATGGGAAGTGCTCAACTCAAAAGATTTTGGAGTACCACAAAACAGGGAAAGATGTTTCGTTATCGGACATCTTAGAGGGAGAAGTACCGCAAAAGTATTTCCTGTCGAAAGAACAGACGGAGAAAATAGTATTTTAATGATTGGTCATAGGGATGGATACAGAAGAAATATGCAAGTGTTTTCACCAGGTGGAATTACTGAAACTCTTGATACTGGTCAAGGTGGTGGGCGAGGACACCATGTAGCATTACCGTGTTTTATTGATTTGAGTTATCAAAAAACAGAGTTAACCAATAAAGCAAGGTGTTTACAAGCCAGACACAACAAAGGAATTGCAAATCATAAAGCTGAAGTAAGTGGAGTTGCAATTCCAGTTCTTACACCAGATCGTGCAGAGAAACGTCAGAATGGCAGACGGTTTAAGGATGATGGAGATCCAATGTTCACACTTACAAGTCAAGACAGACATGGAGTTGCGATCGAACCTATTGAAATTGTTGACCCACAAGGAAGAATAAAAAAAGCGGTTGTTCCGAAAGAATTTGTTCATACGATCAGAAGCCAATCACATGGAAACGAGCCAAATGTATTAATAAGAGTAGCCGAAGCAACTAAACAAGGATATTCAGAGTGTAGAGTTGGTATTGATGCAGTGAATTTATCAGTTCCAGGAAGCAAAACTAGGCATGGGAGAGTTGAAAAAGAAGTTGCAAATACATTAGATACCAGTTGCAATCAAGGAATATTCGTAAAAGTTTCCGATGAATTGATTGTATATGCGGTCTGGTATGAAAAATACCAGTGCTATATAGCAATTCGGAAACTGACTCCAAGGGAATGTTTTAGGCTACAAGGTTGGCCAGATGATTATTTTGAGAGAGCAGATTTTGTAAATTCTGATAGTCAATTATATAAACAGGCAGGTAATGGAGTAACTGTAAATGTAATTAAGGCTATGGCTTTAAAAATGAAAAATCAATGAGGTTAAGTGATGCAAAACTACAGAAACATTGCAAAAGCAAAGGCAATCGAAAGTTCAAACTCAAAGAAACTGTTGGAAATAAATCCGGCCCTTGATAATGAAAGCGGTATTTATTTTTTAACTAGAGAAGATGAAAATGGAATATCTTATTTCTATATTGGCCAGGCAAAACATCTTTTGCAAAGGATGTGTGGGCATTTAGTGGGATATCAGCATATAGATCTTTCTATTAAAAAGAGAGGTTTTTACAGCAAAGATAATCCGTATGGTTGGAAGCTGAATTTTATCCATTATCCAATAAGAACTCTTGATAAATGGGAACAGCACTGGATTTTGGAATACACAAAAAAAGGTTATCAGTGCCGATACAATAAGACTGCTGGCGGTCAGGGTGAAGGCAAGGAAAAGATAAATGAATTTAAGCCTGTTAGGGGCTACAGGGACGGCATACAGCAAGGCAGAAAGGCTATGGCTAGGGAATTATCGTCTATCGCAGAAAAACACCTCACAATTGCTATTAGACCTGATAAATCCAATAATAAGATATCCCAAAGGCAGTATGAAAAATTCCAGGAGTTATTGAAAGAGGGTCAAGATGTGGAAACGGAATAAACCAGCGTTTGAGTATGTTATTCAAAGGATGAGAAAATTAACGGAGGATAAAAAACATGAGATTAAAGAACACGGATGCGCAGAGAAAAGCAAATGCATTACGTCTCAAAGCTGTGCAAGCAGCTAGTGATGCAGCTGCGCTTCGGGATAGACCAAATACCTGGTCGGCCAATATGCCACCATATGCATATACTGAGCTGTGCCCGGATTCGGATTATAGGAGATAGAATGGTTCGAGAAGTAAATAATTGCTGTGGGTGCGCTACTCCTGGATATCCTTGTTTGGGAGATAGCTGCCCGAAGCGGCATGAAAAAACATTAATTTGTGATAAGTGCAAGTCAGAGGTGGATCGTCTTTATGAATATGAAGATAGGCAACTTTGCCAAGACTGCTTATTGAAACAATTTACAACGATTGAATGATACTGGAGTGGGATTATGGAAAAAGGCTGGATAAAGCTACATAGACAAATATTTGACTGTTCTATTTGGAACAGTAGGGAGGCGTTTGATAGAAGATCAGCTTGGATAGATATATTGCTTTCAGCTTCTCATAAGGATGTAAAAATGTTGATAGACGGCAAGACTACCATAGTTCCAAAAGGCTCCTATATGTTCAGCATAGAGAAGCTAAGTGCCCGTTGGTCATGGTCCAGGAATAAAGTCAAACGCTTCCTTAAGTTGCTGGAAGATGAACAAATGGTGACCACGGAGCGAACCAACAGAGGAACGCTGATAAACGTAGTAAATTACAATAAATTTCAGGTTACCGAAAATCTGAGTGAACCACCTAACGAACCACCAGATGAACCACCTAACGCAGAGAAAAAGCCTGAACCAAAAAGACAGATTTTTATTCCACCAACAGCGGATGAGGTCCAGGCTTACTGTGAGCAAAGGCAAAATGGAATTGATGCTCAATCTTTTGTAAATTTTTACAGTTCTAAAGGCTGGATGATAGGCAAAAACAAGATGAAAGACTGGAAAGCTGCTGTTAGGACATGGGAGAGAACACGGAAGCAGCCTGAAACCCATACAGATAGAAATCTTATAGATGAATGGAGGCAGTCATAATGACAAGAGAAGAAACTCAGAACTTGCTTGCAATGATACAGGCAACTTATCCGAACTTTAATCCTCCAGATAAGACAGCAGCAGTTAATGCCTGGAGAATGGCATTAAGTGATTGCGAATGGGATACAGTTCAACGGGCGTTTGCTATATACATGCGTACAAATTCCAGCGGCTTTGCGCCTTCTCCAGGACAGATTATGGAAAAAATCATGCTGTTAACTTCTCCACAAGAAATGAATGAGCTGGAAGCCTGGACTTTAGTAAGCAAGGCATTGAGAAATAGCACATACAACAGTGGTGAAGAATTTCAAAAACTTCCCGCATCGGTTCAAAAGGCAGTTGGCAGGCCAGAACAACTCAAAATATGGGCTATGGACGAAACTTTTAATGAGAGTGTTGCCAGCAGCAATTTTATGAGGTCATATCGTGTGGTTATGGATAGAAGAAAGGAACTTAATAAACTTCCTGAAAAAATTAGGGAATTAGTTGAAAATCTTAACCAGAACGCATTAGCAGGAAGGTTAGAGGCTTCGGATACCAAATTGATAGAAAATACGAGAGAAGAGGAAAAACAGAAAAATAAAGCTTCTGGAAGGTTGCATGGCATTCCTGATAATGCCATGGAGAAATTAAAAGCACTTGGCTTGAGATAATGTGAATTGGAGGTAAAGAGGTTTGTCCGGACAACAAAGTGCACTTTACTCCATAAACTATGGCAATAACTCAAAAGAAGACAAGGATTGAATATACACGCCGCCGAAGGATAAACGATGGAAAATGCCCTAAGTGCGGTAAAGAAAAAGATAGACAAGGATATTATTGCAAAGCATGTTTGGAAAAGCGCAATGAATATACAAGAGAAAGTAGGGCATTTTGGAGGTCACACCATATTTGCCCGGAATGTGGCAAAGAACGGCTTTTCGGAACCGAAAAAATGTGCATTGCTTGCAGACAGAAACAATATGAATGGAAGCAGAAAAGCAAGGATCCTTTAACAGATGAGCAGAAAGCAGCTATGAGAAATTATGGCCGCAGTGTATACAGAGAAAGAAGCGAACGAGGTATTTGTACAAGATGCGGGAAACGCAAGGCTGCTCCCGGAAGAAAGAAATGCAAGCTGTGCCTAGAAAAAGATGCGGAAAAGCACAGACTTCCTCCGAATGTCATACCTAAAATGGAATATAAAGAAAAAAATCATCTTTGTCGATACTGCGGATCACCGCTTGAAGATGGATCCAGGAAAAAAGTGTGTACTGTATGCATACAAAAATGTCATGATGATGCTATAGAACTAAGAAGAACACATCCAGAAAAATTTCCTCAGAATAAATTGTGGAAAGAAAGTAATCAATTAATTTTTAGAAATTAAATGGGAGGGCTTATGCGGTTAGGGTTTAATAAACTGAGTAAGCCAGAAGTTGATTTTTTATTGGATAACTGTAATTTTTCACAAACTGAAATCATATTATTAAAAATGGCAAGTGCTGGTGCTAGTGATATTCAAATGGCAGAAAAGTTAAATTTGTCGCTTTCCAGCATAACCAAAAAGAAGAAAATTGTTTTCAGAAAAATAATTGATTTTTTGGAGGTGTTTGAAAACATGACTACAATTTATGTTAATGGACAGCGTGTTACAAAGGAAGATCTGAAAAATAATGAAATTAAAATAGAAAGTGTAAAAAAAATACTTGCTGAGAAATTGACTAAGACAAAGTGATGTTGTAGACTATGGCTAGAATAAAAACCTAGCCATTTTCTTTTAGGAGGATGGCCTATGAGCAAATTGCAGGTGGCATATTTGAGAGTATCAACAGAAACACAGACTGAAAAGTACGGCTTGGATATGCAGAAACAAAAAATAATGGATTACTGTGAAAAACATGGTATTACTATTGACAAATGGTACATAGATGGGGGGTATAGTGGAAGCAAACTTGACAGACCAGAGATTCAAGAACTTTTGAACCACGCAAAAAGCGGAATCATTGATACAGTGTACATCTACAAGCTTGATCGCATGAGCCGAGATGTTATTGATACGCTGAACTTGTTTTACAAAATTCTTCCTGGCTATGGAGTTAAGGTTATTTCTATGACTGAAGAACTACGGACAGAAAATCCAATGGACAGGATGATGTTGACAATGAATGCGGCCATGAACCAGTATGAACGTGAAGTTATTCGAATGAGAATGTCCGCCGGGATGTTAGAACGCGTAAAAAAAGGATATTGGATGGGTGGTGGCAGAACCCCATGGGGATATTATTATGATCGCAATGATGGCATATTACACATTAATGAGCAACAGGCGTCTGTGGTGCGAAAAGTATATGATTTGTATCTAAATGGATTTTCTTGCGAAAACATTTCAAAGATTCTTGGATTTAAAGGTGAACCAATAGTTAAGGGGATTTTAAAACGAAAATCAAATATTGGTTTAATTGAATATAAAGGCAAGGTATATAAAGGCAGACATGAACCAATTATTGATGAAAAGGTATTTTGGAAAGTCCAAGACGAAATGAAAAAAAGACATACCAATGCTTATTTGAGTAGCGGACATTTACTGACAGGTTTGTGCCATTGTGGTTACTGCGGTGCAAGAATGAGATACCAGAAATGGACTGCAAAAACAATGAAGTTGGTGTGCTATTCACATTATCAAAGTTCAAAAGCATATATGCGAAAGTCAGATTGTTGCAAAAATCGTCCAGTAGATGCTTATAAAGTCGAAGCAGAGGTGGAAGAATGTTTTAAAAATTTTGCCATTAATATTAATGAGTATACTGAAAGTCATCAAGATAGCACCGAAATTTTAGTGGAAACGTTAAAAAAATCTGATACAAAAGTTAGACGCTTGTACGGCTTATATGCAGATAACCCTAGCGAAAATCTACTTGATGTGATAAAAGCAGAGGAAGAAAATATCAAGAAATTAAAAAAGAAACTCGATGATGCAAAAACAGAAAAGAGGTGTGATCCAACAAAAATAGCAGAAATCAGGCATATGTCAGATGTTTGGGACAGCTTGACATTGAAAGAAAAAAACAAAATATTGAAGCAATGCGTTGAAGATATAGTGGTTGACAAGGACGAAATTACGATTCGTTTTGTTACTTTATAATATACTTCAACTTTCTAAGTATCGCTGGACCGAAATATAGAAAGTTGAAATTCATAAATGGATAGGTTTTTATTCTGTTTTACTAATAATATACTGATAATTTGCGATAATTTGACGGTTTAACCGTCTTTTTTTATGCGAAAATTTAAGTGGAAGGAGGATGAGGTATGTTTTCTGATGAAGTTTTAGAAAAGATTTTTGCCAGAGAAGAATTGCAGAGACTTGATTTGCAAACTCAGTCTGCCGTAATTCATGCAATAGAGGAAGTTTTAGAGGAGGTAAAAGAAGATGCCAGTTCCGTATCAGAATAATATGTATCCTCAGATACCATATGGACAGCAGCAATACGGTGTAAATTCTTATCTTCCGTATATGCAGCCGAGATTTCAGCAACCGGAAGTTCCAGTGCAACAGGTTCAGCAACAAAATCCGCCGGTGCAACAGATGCCAAGGGGACTTAACGGAATGGTCGTGCAGGCAATTGAAAACGTGACAGCTGATTGTGTGCCTATGGATGGATCAGCAGCTTTCTTCCCAAAACAGGACTTATCAGAAATCTATGTTAAAAGTTGGTGTGCTGATGGAACAATACGCACATTGACCTATAAACCGGTTCAACCAAATACGACCAAAGAAGTACAGGCTGACACAGATAAAATGGCTTCTGGACTCGCACAGAACGTCACAGAGGTATTTGAAAGACATTTCAATGAACTTTCCGAAAAGATTGACCGATTAGAGCAGTCTATGACTAAACCTATGGCTAAAAGCCGTAGTTCTATGACTAAAAAGGAGGATGCTGAATGAATCCGATGAATTTAATGCAGATGTTTCAAAATCCACAGCAGTTTATGCAAAATATTATGGGAAACAACCAGATCATGAGCAATCCAATGGTAAGAAATATAATGAATATGGCTCAAAGAGGAGATATACAAGGCATAGAGAAATTTGGAAGGAACATTGCAAAAGAAAAGGGAATTGATTTTGATAAAGCATTTGCTGAATTTAAAAACCAATTCCCCATAAAATAGCTATTTGGACTTTGGAGCAAAAACTTTTTCTAGTGGCCATTTTTTTTGCAGGCGTTTGGATAAAGATTGATCGCTTATTCCGATTTCTGCGGCCCATTCATGAAGAGTCTTTGAAACTCCGTTATGTTCAATGATTCTGTTTGTTGACTTGTTTGTAGATTGAAGTTTGGAATCAGCCCATCTGCAATTTTCTGGACAGTAATTTTTATCATTGTTTATTCGGTCTAAGGAAAAGCCATTTGGTCTTCCTCCGACAGAAATAGACCACGAAACAAAACTCCAAAAATTATGCCATTCATTGCACGCTTTGATTCCTCTAGCGCCATACCGGTAAAATTTTGGGTGATTTGGATTTTCGCATCTTCCAAGCATGTTTTTCCAAAGTCCATAAAGTTCGTTGGCGCTTCTCCCGTCCAAGTAGTTTGGACTGTTTTTGAGCAAGCAACCGCAACTTTTTATAGATCCTTTTTTGAATTGATATGGTAAAACTTCTGTAGTTTTACCACAATCGCATAGACAAATTAGCTTTGTTCTTCCCTTTGGCTCTTTGTGTGTGGAAACAACAGTTAAAAGATTATTTCTTTTTCCGATGTAATCTTCCGGCTTTATTCTTGCGGGAGACTCGTTAGAAAACAAACATTTTCCGCAGGATTTCTGATATCCTTTTATAACTAGGTCAGGAGCGAGAGAGATTTCTCTTCCGCAGTCACATAGAAACAAAAAACAATTAGGAACATTTGACTCAATAGCTTTTCCTAAAACTTTTAGGTGACCATATTTTTTGCCAATATAGTCTTCAATTTTGTATTTGAGCATAAAAATAACACCTGTCCTTTCAGTGTAAATGTCCTATACAAGTTTGATGTACGGAAACTGTTAGGACAAACAGCTTTCGGGAGCTACCCTATCCGTACACAAATATTATACAACAAGTTTTATAAAAAAGATACTAATTTCTTGCAAGAATTAAGTATATATCAATTTCAGGAGGTAAAATCATGTTTAATTCAAACACACCTTTTACAATGCCGGTAACTCCTGCTTATGGCAACGGAGGAGATGGCTTTGGAGATGGCAATGGATGGTGGATCATCCTGTTTGTTCTGTTTTTCGTATTCGGAGGATGGGGCAATGGAGGCTGGGGAGGAAACGGTTCCAACTCTAGCTATTATACGGATTCTGCGATCCAGCGTGGTTTTGATAATCAGGCGGTTATCAGCAAACTTGACGGAATTTCTAATGGATTATGTGATGGCTTCTATGCTGTAAACAATGGCATGCTGACTGGATTTAATGGTATTAATACCAATATACTTCAGACAGGCTATGGCATTCAGCAGGCTATCAACGCTGATACAGTAGCGGGAATGCAGAATACAAATGCTATTCAGTCTACACTTGCTAATATGGCAGCTCAAAATGCTTCATGTTGCTGCGAAACCCGGGAAGCAATCCAGGGCGTAAACTACAACATGTCACAGAATACTTGCGCATTGCAGAATACAATGAACAACAATACCAGAGATATTATTGATAGCCAGAATGCTGGAACCCGTGCTATTCTTGATTATCTGTGCAATGAGAAGATTTCTTCTCTGCAAGCAGAAAACAACGATCTTCGTCGGGCAGCTTCTCAGGATCGTCAGAGCGCATTGCTCACAACTCAGATGGCTAATCAGACACAGCAGATTATCAACGCGGTTAATCCGGCAGCAGTTCCGGCATACGTTGTTCCGAATCCGAACGCTTATGCATATGGCTGTGGCTGCAATACAGGCTGCGGGTGCTAAAACGCATGGAATCACATACGGTTACAACAGAATAATCGTAACTTAACCAAACAGGTTATGTCTGCATAGCAGAATTACACAGGGCAGGCTTAACGGTCTGCCCTTATCATTTATGGAGGTAAATATTATGGCTGAATTTGTGGCTGTAGCTGCTCAGGAAGTAGCGCAGAATGGGAACGTAGTCTTTACAAGCACCGCTGTTAAAGGCGGGAATTGCATTAAACACCGGGAAGGATCCGGCATTATCACGCTTCGTGGGTTGACCAATCAGTGCAGAGCAAGATACTTTGTAAACTTTTCCGCAAATATCGCCGTCCCGACAGGTGGAACAGCAGGTGAAATTTCTCTGGCAATCGCAATCAGTGGAGAACCGGTTCTTTCATCTCAGATGCGCTCCACTCCGGCAGCAGTATCACAGTATAACAACGTGTCCGCCGGAATCTATATTGATGTTCCGGCAGGCTGCTGTGCGAATATTGCGGTTGAAAATACCAGCACACAGGCTATTGAAGTGGCTAACGCTAACCTTGTAGTTACCAGAGAAGCGTGAAAGGGTGGTGGAATGTATGCATGAATGGGCAAAAAAAATCCTGGAATGTGTTAAGGTAAAAGCGGAATCAATCGGAATTGAGAATTTTGAAGGACAAAATTTGGATGATTTGAAAGATTGGACAGAAATTGCTAAGAACATTGCTTGCTTTGATAAAGATTTTAAAATCGTAGAGGCAATGAAAAAAGCAGAAGAAAACGATGATATTATGGAAATGCTGGAACAATATGAAGATTATCCAGAAAGACGGTATTACGATCATTACCGCTATTCTGACGGAAGATTTGCTCCAAAAGGCAGAGGCACTTATCGCAGAGGATATGAAGGACCATATTGGAGAATGACCCCGGAAATGTACAAAGACATGCAGGAATACCGGGACATGGACAGAAATACCGGGCGGATGTACTACACTGAGCCAAGTATGACCATGAGCGAAAGCAACTATGATAGAGCAAAGCGCAATTACACCGAAACAAAAGAACTGCATAGAGCTAATACTCCTCAGGACAAAGAAGCCAAAATGAGAGGCCTGGAAGATTATTTCAAAGAAATTTCTTCTGACATCACAGGGATGCTGTCTGATATGACACCGGAAGAACGCAATATGCTTAAGTCTAAGATTTCTGCACTTGCTACCAAACTGTAATTGATAAAGAGGAACTATCGTCTGCCAGGCGATAGTTCTTTTTGAAAGGGGAAAATTATGTTTCAAATCAACGGAATACAATGGACCATAAGCAGAGTGCCCAGCGGAAGCACCTTTCTGATGCGCTCAGACGGCTCAGAAACCGTTGGAGTGACCGATTGGAACAACAGAACCATTTACCTAAATAAACGGCTTAAAGGGGCATTTCTGCGCAAAGTTTTGGCACACGAACTCTGCCATGTGTTCTGCTTTTCATACTCAATCCATATGCCTATTGAACAAGAAGAATGTATGGCAGACTGGATTAGCCTGTATGGGACGGACCTGGTGTATTTGCTAGACAATTTAATGTTACTTAATTCACAGAATAATGGTATCCTAAATACAGGAGATTGATTGGTGCGATTTGGATTTTTACCTTATTATTCTTCTACATCCTCAGCAGCTACGCGGCACATATAGCCGCCTAAAAATATACACATTGCAAGTAAAAAAACTAACATGGTTCGTCCTCCTTAAAACATTGATTTCTGATAAACTACATTTTTCAGATATTCTATTTTCTGCCAGGTTTCCAGGTCTGAACCGCTGACATATAAATACACATCAACTGAAACCATGTTGTAAAGTCTATATAAGCGTTCAAATTCTGGCATATTGTCAAGCCATTTTTCCCAGTTTGCGCGTGCTGTGTCTGCGGTGTGTTCAATCCTTAATAGATCGGATCTGGGAACATATGTTGACGGATTTACATACCAAGTAATTTTCCCGCAATTAGCAATATGCGCGATCTGCTTATAATCGCCGTTTTCTGAAACGGCTTTGTTATATACAGCCAGTCCGTTATCCTGACAGCACATAAACAGTTCAAATTTTTTCATATGTTTTCTTTCTTCCCTTTCACCCTGGGAGCTGGGAGATAAACACCGCCGCCCGGTATATGGCCGGGCTTGCATCCTCTGCGGCGGCTTAATTATTCAGTTTCTACCAGTTACGCCCGGATTTGTGCATTTGATAATTTCAAGCTGGATTTTTTCGCCCTTGCTGTTAAGCTCGTCAAATGTGATTAACTCAGTGTACTTACTTCTGTTTTCTACTGTATATTTTCTCATGGTTTGTATCTCCTTTTCTCTGTGGTCTGTTTGCTGTTCCTTATGGCTATATTATAACAAAATTAGGCACAAATACAACTCGTAATAATAAACAAATATTAGGCGCTAATATAAGCTGAAAATTGTACAAAATGCATAAGGCACAAATATGCATTGACAGTTAGGCACAAACATAATATAATGAAAGAAAACGGAAGGAGTTTTTGAGATGCCAGAGTACACAGAGAAGCAGAAAGAACAGAGAAGAAAAGCGGTTGCGGACTTTATGAAAACAGTAGATCGCGTAAACTGTCAATTTCCTTTAGGCACTAAAGAAAAAATAAAGGAATTAACGGGAATGAGTTGCAATGCCTTTATAAAGGAAACCGTCTTAAAAGAATTAGAGAAGATCGAACGGAAGAAAGCAAAAGAAAATTAAGCACAAATACACCGATAAAATATATTGACAATTAGGCACAAATACATTATAATAACATTGTCGAAAGACAATAGGCGAATGCCGGAAAGGAAGGTAAAAGATGCAAGACATGGGAATGACAGACAAGCAGTTTAACGGTTTTATTCGATTCCTGATTGATGGGTTAAGAGAAGCCAAGGAAGAACAGGACACCGAAAAGAAAGATGAGCGGATCCAGAAAATTCTGGACAACTTGCAAAGCACGTTAGAGGACTAAACCACCGGGACGGGCAACCGTCCCACATGAAAAGGGGTCGAATATGGCCCCTTTTTTGTGTCTTGTTGGTTCGTCTGGGTGTCCGTTTACTGGTTCGTTAGTTGGTTCGCCTGATATTCTCATATGCTCGAAAAGCCTTGTATTTACTGGGTTTTTGCTGGTTCGTCTGGTGGTTCATGTGTTAGTTCGCTTTCTGGTTCACCCTGTGTTCATACCGTCTATTTTTACGCTTTGAGGACATTTTCAGGAGCTGCGCCGGGCAACTTTCATAAATCCCGGAAACCAGCGCAAATCCTAGGTTTTCCAGTGCTACGAAGATCGCAACCGGACCGGACCCGGGCGGCCGGGAAAGTTGAGCAGATCAGCAAGCAAACAATGCGTGTAAAAATGTGTCCTTCCCCTTAATCTCTCTTCTTCCCTTTTTCCTTCTTCTTTCCCCCATACCCCCTATTATTATTCTATATCCTTTTATCTCTTTTAATCCCTTTGGCGAATTTAATTATTATATTAATTTTTTTATATATTTTATTTTTAATATAATCAACGATAATTATTAATATATATATATTATATAAGGGTCTGGGGTATCTGTAAAAATGACATAATGTATATGCTTGACAGATAAAAAAATCTGATGTATGCTTTATGTACAATATAGCTGAGTCTTGTAGGGTTGCCCTGGAGCCGTGAGAAGGGCGCACAACTCGGATCAGGATAGGCAGCAGGAGCAAGGACGGCAAAATTCGAGGCTACACGCTCACAGATGGGATCTATATCGGTTCTGTCTGTGGGCGTTTTTTATATTCTTTTCTGGAGGTGATACAGTGAGCAGATCTACAAAAAAAACTAATGCAGTCAGCACAGATGCAGGTATTGAAATATACCCAGATGATATGCATATATATGCTCAGGAGTATGAGGACAGTTTACCACACCCAGAAAACTTATATAAACTATCCTCCAGTACGTTTACAGGTCTTATAAGATATATTAATAAAAAAATGGGATTTACTAGGGCTATATATGACGATATTAATCTTTTAGATGATATATGGGATATGTATATAGATATAGCTTATAAATATGATCAAAAGCCTGTATTAGAAGAGTTTGCGTTATTGATTGGATGCTCAAGAGATATATTATATTCATGGGCTTCTGGTGAGTATAGGAGTAGTGATTGGTGTTCTAAACTTAGTTGTTCGAGGGCCGACACCGTCCGAAAATGGCAGAATGAATGCAGGTTAGGACGCTACAAAGGGGCCGCAGCTGGCAATGTTGGTTATATCTTCCTCTGCAAAGCTGTTGATGGTCTAGTGGAGACTGCTCCGGTACATATTGAGCCGCCAAAACAAGCGCTTACAGCCGAAGCACTCCCAAAGTTATCCACAAAAGTGGAAAACAATGGGGATGATTCTATATCTTGTGCAAATAACGAATAAAACCACAAAATATAGCATTTAACTATTCGTGAAACATCTCTTTAACGAATAGTTACAGAAATACCACCGGATTAGCTCCCAGGGGCACCGGGGTGGGGGTCTGGGAGATGCCCGAAGACGGGCCTACTAAGTCCCTCAAATAACCGCCAAAAACAAAAAGGCACTCTCCTGGCATAGATAGGATAATCCGATAAACTGTATAGATACAGCTTCTATGCCGATAAAATAATATAAAACACAAAGGGATGATACCAAATGAGTAGTCGTAGAGTAGTTTTAAAAGGTCAGGCATTAAGGATTAGGCTTGATGATGATATGGCAAATAGGCTGTTTGAGGAAAAGAACCGAACAGGAAAGAGCGTATCACAGATAGTTAGACAGGCGGTATCTGAGTATTTTAGACTAAAGCGAAAATAGCAAATATACGGGAGATGGTTGGATGGGAAGAGCTGAAATGCGTAGAATGCAAAAGGCTGAGCAAAGAAAGCAAAATACATATACGCTGACGCAATCGCAGATAGAACAGTTAAAGCAAGTGGCTTATGAAGAAGCGATAGCAGAGGCAATGAAATTGATGCTGACAATTCCTCTGGAGGTCTTGGCAAAAGATTATTGGCCTAGATCAGCAGAGAAAAGATGTCCTGGATTTGTTCAAAAGGTTTTAGACCTATACGAACAGTATGAGGCAGGAAAAGTATCAATGGATTCCATGGTAGAAGATTTATGGACATATGGTGGCGTTCGGTTTGAAACGGAAAAGGAGAACACAAAATGACATTTGATGAATTTCAGAAAGGTTGCCTGCGTACTGCAAGCGGGGTAACAGCGGCCACAAAGGAAAATATGCTGCTAAATGGTATTTTAGGAGCGGCCGGTGAATCAGGTGAACTTGCCGATCTGATTAAAAAGGAATTATTCCAAGGTCATCCGCATGACAGGGATCATTACATCAAAGAGTGTGGTGACGTGCTATATTATTTAGCCCTGATTGCTGAGTCTCTGGGGACAACACTAGAAAACGTTGCCATTACAAACAATCGTAAGCTCTGGGAACGATACCCAAATGGTTTCGAGGCGGATAAATCCCTGCATAGAAAAGAGGGCGACATTTGAGTAAAATGAAAGAATGTGAGAGATGCCCTAAGCTTTTCAAATGTAATGATAAGTTAGTCTGCGGGAACAGTAGCAGTGATAATTACGATCGGTTTATTGAAGCAATAGATGAATGCGATGTATATGGACCTGATGCAATTGAAGAACTTCCGTTTGCATATACAGAAGTCCACATGGATTTTTCTGAAATCGATTCAATTAATCATCCTGGACATTATGAAACTGGTAAGTTTGAATGTATCGATGTCATGCTGGAAACACAAGGCACTGAGGCTGTAAAGAACTTCTACATATGCAACGCATTCAAATATCTGTATCGGCACAAACGTAAGAGTGGCATTGAAGACATCAAGAAAGCTGACTGGTATTTGAAAAAATATATTGAACTGGAAGAGGCCAAAAATGAAGATAGGCAACAAGCAGATTAACGATGAATGTCAATACTGCGGAGAAATCCTTATCTGTGAGTTGTGCAGGCAAGGGCATGGAATAGGGCGCGAAAGAGAAAATATTGTGCAAATGATTCGCTGTCAGATAGGCCATGAAGAACGGCGGAAAAATGATGGGCTATAGCCAAGCGGTTAAGGCACAGGACTTTGACTCCTGGATGCCCGGGTTCGAATCCCGGTAGCCTAGCTGGGGTATGGCAAGGGCCCCAATATCTGTATGTGTTTTCATATAGGTATCCTCCCTGACCCACTAGCGGAAAGCTGATTAAAGGACCGTCACAAGGTCCGGTGGGATTTGTGAAAATCAACCTGTGCGCCAACGCAACTGTCATAGGCAGCAGAATCCTTCTCCTCGCAATAAGGTTAAGGTCAGTAAAGACGTTAAAATCCGTTCGGCGGTCACGTACAAGGCCGTCAGGTGCTTGCATATCACCTAGAATGCTTTCACGGGGCATATGCAGTTTGGGGAAGCGGCAACGATTGGCGGTGTTGCGGCTGACTGTAAATCAGTTCCCACGCGGTAAACATTGGAGGTTCAATTCCTCTCTTCCCCATTTCCATGATACAGCACAACAAGCTCATGTTGATGCTGTGAATAACTTGTCTGTGAGTAGAGAAAAGACATGCCGGTGATATGAGCTAGTCCGGGACTCACAGATTATATCCTGGAAGTACAAAAAGCGTGGTTTATAAAGGATATACTGTTGGGTAGCTCCCAACTGAACTGAGCGTATGCGGACCGTCTCAGAGAGATTGACAATGCTGATGTTGAGAGCTGGGTATATAGATAATGGCTTTGCGCAAAGCTTATATCGTGATATACACTGCCTAACATCGGCACCGCATCAAAAACGGAACATAGCTCAGCCGGTTAGAGCGGTGGCCTTATAAGCCATGTGCCTTGGTTCGATTCCAAGTGTTCCGATTTTGAAAATTGATTTTTGAGGAGTGAATAGCAATGCTAAGTGATTTCGTAAAATATGTAAAACAATATTGGCACGATAGACCAGATAAGAGTACACCGCTTAATGCTGACCGTTTGAACCACATTGAAAATGGCATTGCAAGTAACTCAGAAGCAATAAATCAAATTGCGAATGCCGTAGTTTCCAATATCGTGAATGACCCAGAAAAAATCGCAAGCATGGCTGCGGTATACGCTCTTCAAGAAAAACTTGGCACAGGTGAATTACCATCAGATGCACCTAATGCAATTAGCGCTATTAATACGCTATATAGTAATTTAACAAGTAAAATCATAAAAACATATTATAGCAACCTGACAACAGATAGTGATGGATTGTGTAACATTCAAGCAAAATCTGGTTATACACCAATATTTGCTTGGGTGATATACCCAACAAGTAGTATGCAGACATACGCCCGCATTCAATATAATCCGTACAGTGGTCAATTTTTTGCAAAAACACCATTAATTTCAAGTGGGATCGAACTTAATGTGATTTATGTTAAATTGGAACTAACGCATTGAATTAACTAAGCAGATGCAAAACAGTACTGATCATTTAATGAACAAAAATAATCATTATCCCAAAACGATAAAAACTTCAGCCCAATTAATATTATTTGTTATAGTCAATTTACCGTCATCGAAAGAAACTAATACATTTGTTGACGAATCATCGCCACATAAAGTATATAACCGCCCTCGGACATCGCCTGCAAATAAAGAACCATTTTTATCTGTATTACCATGAAGTACAAACCAACATATAGCGTTAACACTAAATGTATGAGATTGTTTTGATTTTATAACAGCATATTGAAAGTGGCCTAAATTACTATATAGCTCATATTTCATTTTGAATGTTCAGTTTTTACTGATCCTCTTTTACATTGTAACTTTACCGACTGAATGCAGGTTCAGCCGGTAACCTAGAAAAATTATAGGCAGAGGTACTACAAGCACCTTTGCTTTTTGAAAGTGGGGGTGCTTTCCTTTTGGCTTCCGAAAATTTGAAGCAAACAATCAGGGAATATGAAAATTACATACAGGCTAACGGTGTCGATTGGCGGGGTGTTCAGGCATACGCAAAGGCTTGTGCAGTGGCTATTAATGGTGAAAATGATATTTATTATGGATTACAACTTGCAAAGCGATCAAAGGAGCTGACGGAGCGTTATTGTTTAGAACAGACAGGTGGTGCTATATGGGAATTGGAAAAATATGCATTTGAGCATAAGACAACCAATAAAACCATATTGGAGCTGATAGACTGTTTTTATTCGGTTTTGCTTTTGGAAGCTCAACATAAAGTGATTGACAGCTTTTTCAGGTATATAGAGCACAAAAGAGAACCGAAAGAGCGGTTTTATATGCCTAGGCGCAAACAGCTACTTAAAATCGGTCTTGTGGATGCTTTACAGGGTATGATTGATGACAAGTACGACATTTTGTGCATTAGCCTTATTCCGGGCGCTGGGAAAACGACCATCGAAAAATTCTTCAATGCTGCAGTAATTGGCTGGTATCCGAAAGACTTCAATTTGTTTTATTCCCATAGCGGTGATATTACCAGAATGTACTATGACGGTATATATGATATAGTTACTAATTCAGACGAATATGCATGGAATGAGATTTTCCCTGATTTGTATGTGACAAGTACAAATGCAAAGACAGAACAGTTCAACGTAGGAAAATATAAGCCGTTCCCATCTGTGCAGTGCACATCAGTAGGAAGCAAAAATGCGGGTAAAGTCCGTGCTTCTAAGTTTCTGCTGGTTGATGATATGATTGGCGGTATCGAGGAAGCATTGAATCCGGCTATACTTGAAAAGTTGTGGAGTAAGTATTCCGTAGATGCACGCCAAAGAAAAATCAAAGATACTGATGGTAAGAATTGTAAGGAAATACACATTGCAACCAGATGGAGTGTCCAGGATGTCATAGGGCGTATCCAAAAAATGTATGAAGGTAATCCGAGGGTAAAGGTAATTGCTGTTCCTGATGTTGATCCGGTTACTGGAAAGAGCAATTTTGATTATGAATTCTCAGGCTTTGACGAGGAGTTCTTTGCAGACCAACAATTATTGATGGATGATATTTCATACAAATGTCTGTATAAGCAGGAGCCTATTGAACGTGAGGGCCTGTTATTCCCAGAAGATAAAATCAGGCGATATTTGAATCTGCCACATGGTGTACCTGAGATTGTCACAGCTCAGTGCGATACCAAGGGTAAGGGAACTGATTATTTTGTTATGCCAGTATTCCAAAAATTTGGTGAAGATTATTATTGTGTGGATGCCGTGTGCGACAATACAGCAGATTATGAAATGCAGTATGAAAATGCGGCAAATATGCTTGTCAATAACGAGGTTATTGAGTGCGAATTTGAGAGAAATGCTGGTGGTGACCGTGTAGCAATGGAAGTCAATAAGCGAGTAGAAGCAAAGGGATGGATTTGTAATATCACTGATGTCCCTACTGAAACTAACAAAGAAGCACGTATCTTCCAGTGCTCAAACTGGATATTACAACATGTGATATTCAAAGATGCGTCAAAGTATACACCGAAAGAACCATATGGTGTGATGATGACGTTGCTTAAGCAATATTCTGTATCTGGAAAGAAGCAATTAGACGATGTTCCAGATGTATTCTCAAACTTTGCGCTTAGGATTACGCAAGGGAACAGGACAGCAAAGGTTGAAGCAGTAATAAATCCGTTTAGGAGGTTTGGATAATGGAAACGAGAGAGTATTTATCTTTAGTAGTAAGATATAATCGAATGATTGAAAATAAATTAAAGGAAGTTGAAAATCTAAGGTCTATTATCTACAGCACATCGGCTGTTCAGAGTAATGGTGATAGAATACAGACCTCGAAGAATCCTGACAAAATTAGTTCATATGTTTCCAAAATTGTAGATATGGAACGTGAAGTTGACAATATTATTGATAAGCGATATGAGATTGTTCAAGAAATTGAAAGCATTCCAGATACGAATATGTATGATGTTCTGTGTCAGAAGTTTATTTTGGATAAGGATTTAAAAACCATTCGACTTAGAGGTGATATTTCGCTTAAACAAGTCAAAAGGATTTATTACAATGCATTGGCTGTTTTTGAAAATATGTACGGGAATAAGTATTTAGGTGGCAAAGTGTCCTACAATGAGTCAAAATGACCCGAAATGTCCTCTTTACAATGCTTTATTTTGAAAAAACAATGTGTTACTATATACTTGTAAAAATCCAATCCATCCAAACGTGAGAAGCGCTACCATAATGTGGTAGCGCTTTTCTTATGTAAAAAGAGGATACGAGTATGAAGCATGAACCTAAAACTGTGTACTGTCCTAGATGCGGTATAAGAGTAGGCAGATGGGACGGGCGTACATCAACACCAGTTATTTGTATTTGTAAAAAATGCTATAGGCGTGTTATCTATTATCCCGATAATGATGATACTGAACTGAAAGAGAGACCTGAAAGAAAATGTTCTTCAGGCCTTACTTATATGTAGGTGAAAACATGAATTTTACAAGAAACACAATGAAATTCCAAGACCTGGTTCATGGAGTTTATGGACGAAAAATAGCATATACGGATGTCGATAAAATCACACCACAGAATGTTGTGAAGGTAATTGGTGATTGCATTGGTGTTTTCTATGGGAATAAAATTGCAATCAGGTATCTGTGGCGCTACTATAAAGGTGATCAGCCAACTTTATACAGAACGAAGATTACCAATGAGGACATAACAAACAAAATCGTTGAGAATCATGCCTATGAGATTGTCCAGTTTAAAGTGGGCCAGACATATGGAGAACCTGTGCAGTTTATCAGCCGGAAAGATGATGAAGCCATTAACAAAGCTGTTGATGAGCTGAACGATTACATGGTAGATGCCAACAAGCAGGAAAAGGACATTAAGGCTGGTGAGTGGCAGTCAGCTACGGGAACGTCATTCAAGGCTGTACAGCCAAAGCAAGGTGATGTTCCATTCCGAATTACAGCCCCTACTCCTATGAATACTTTCATGATTTACAATCGGAATACGGAAGAACCGATTCTGGTTGTTCAGGAACTGAAAGATGAGGATGGTCGGTATTACAAGCTGGCATTTTCTGATACCATGTCCTTCAAAATGGTTAATAGCGATCTGGTAGAATCAAAGCTGCATACTTATGGCGGTATTCCAATTGTGGAGTATCCAAATAACCATGAAAGAATTTCAGATATTGAACTGGTTATTTCCATGCTGGATGCAATCAACAACATGCAGTCAAACCGCATGGACGGCATTGAACAATTTGTACAGTCATGGATTAAATTTGTCAACTGCGAAGTCGATGAAGAACAGTTCAAAAAAATGAAGATGAGCAGGGCACTGGTAGTAACGTCCATTAATAAGGACAATAAGTCTGATGTTGATGTGATGACACAGGAGCTTAACCAGACACAGTGCCAGGTTGCGAAAGATGATTTGTGGGATAATACGCTGTCAATTCTGGCTATTCCAACGAAGCAGAGCAATACCGGAGGCGATACACAAGGGGCTGTACAGTTGAGAAATGGATGGGACTTTTCTAAAACCAGAGCAAAATTAAAAGACCCGCTTGTTAAGTCGGCAGAGAAAAGACTTGCAATGGTAGTGCTGAACGTTTTGCGTGTTGCAGGCAACGGTTTGAACCTTACTCTACGTGATTTTGATGTGCAGATTAACCATAGTCCTCAGGACAATATGTATACCAAGTCACAGACACTATTACAGCTTCTTCAATGTGGCATTCATCCTCTTGTTGCAATAAAAACAGTAGGCCTTTGGGGAGATGCAGAAAAGACATTTCTGTTATCTAAGCCATATGTTGATAACTTGTGGAAGACTATTGATGATGTAGAAGAGCAGGAACGTAAGGCACAAGAAATAGCTTTTCAGATTGGCAATCAAAATCAAAATGGAAATAATATCAGTAACAGCAATCAGAAGGTAGAGAAGTGATGATATGGCGAGTCGTAGACTAGACATAGATGAACTGAATATAGCTGAACCGCTATCCTATGAGCAATATTTTGGAGAAATGGAGATATCGGAAAAGGAAAAGAAAGACCGAATTCAACTTGCAAAAGATATGGAAGTGGCTTTTTTACTTCTGTTTGCAATGGCAGTACAAGATGATGAGAATGCAGACAGCTGTTATCAGTATATTGATGATAAATATTGTCAGATTGCCACAGAGTACATGGGTGTAAAAGTAACTCCGGCATATATTGCGGAATACGCTGCGCAGGTAACAAAGTCCATTGTTGATACCACATTGGAGAATATCGACAGTGAGTATTACTTGTCAGAAGAAAGAGCAATGCTTCTGGCTGCGAATGAAGCGAATTCTGTTGGAAACTATCGCGAACAGGTAGAAATGATAAAAAATGGATACCGGTTCAAAACATGGCGTACAATGAAAGACAATCGTGTTCGACACACCCATGTGAGACTTGATGAAAATAAAATAGGAATTTTTGAGCATTTCGATGTTGGCGATGCGCAGATGATGTTTCCAAGAGATACGTCATTGGGAGCTGATGCCTTTCCGGAGGAAATCATTAATTGTCGATGCTCTTTAAGATATACGAAAGATTAAGCAACCTTTTTAGGGTTGCTTTTTTCTTATAAAAATTTGCACCTATGCGGTAAATAGGAAACTCAGCAGGAGCGACCTGCGGGAACAAAAGCGTGAGTAATGGAGGTAATTTTTTATGACAAGGGAACAAATCTTAAAGCTTTTTCCAGATGCAACCGATGACCAGATTACAAATCTGTTGAATCAGAACAACAGTGAAGTGGCTAGGGAAAAAGAAAAAGCAAAGGCTTATAAAGCTGATGCAGACAAGGCGGCTGATCTTCAGAAAAGAATTGATGACTTGGAGGCTGGAAACCTTTCTGAGGTTGAGAAGGTCAACAAGGCTCTGGAAGCGGCGAATAAGACAATTGCTGACTTGCAAAAGAACAATGCCATCAGAGATCAGAGAGAGGCTGCAATGACCAATTTTAAGATTACAGCTGAGCAGGCCAAAACGGTTGTGAAAGATGACGGTAGCCTTGACTACGCTGAACTTGGAAAAATTATGTCCGATAAAGAAACGGCTGCTGCACAGGCAAAGGAACAAGAGATTGCTAAAAATCAGGACATTCCGGGTGGTGGAACAGGCGGTAATAAAGCAAAAACAGATGCTGAAAAAGCAGCTGAGTCAATTGGAAAGTCACTTGCCGGAGTGAATGAAGCTGCAAAGTCAGTCGTAGATAGTTATTTATAGGAGGCAAGCAATGAAATTTACAGAGTCTAGTGTAACTACACAGAAAGAAATTTTAAAAAGAAGACTGGGCGGAGAACTGTTTGAAGAGATCACCCTCGATTCTACAGCTTTTACGAATCATGTTTGTAAGGCAGGAAATCCCATTGATGCTACTGGAAAAAAAGTAAATGCTGAATCTTCTGATGGGGCAGCAGTAGGAATACTTCTGACAGATGTATATGATTCAAACCCGAATGGAACCATTGTAAAGGCATTTGCATGTGTAAATGAGACCAATGCGAACACTAATGCGGGAATTACAATTGCTTCAGGAGTAAAAACAGCACTTCCGCTTATTGTATTTGAGTAAGAAAAAATGGTCATAAAGATTTGCGACCATTAACCGTATCGGTAGAAAGTGAGGACATGATGAATATTAGAGATGCGTATAGCGCTAAAGCGATTGCACTCGTAAATACAGAAGTTGCAAGTAACAAAATTGCATATCTTGGTTCCGGATTATTTCCGGCAAAAAAGAAAATGGGGCTTGATCTGAAGTGGATCAAGACATCTAAAGGTCTTCCGGTTTCCCTGGCACCATCAAATTTTGATGCTGTGTCTACTCTTAGAAGCCGTGAAGGTTTTAAGCTTACCGAAACAGAGATGGCGTTTTTTCGCGAATCAATGCTGATTAAGGAAGCGGATGAACAGGAAATTATGCGTGTTCAGGATAGTACGGATCCATATGCATCAGAAGTATTGAGCAGAATCTTCGATGATGCCAATACCTTAATTGACGGTGCTAATGTTGTTCCTGAACGTATGATTATGCAGCTATTAGCACCATCCGATGGACATCCTAAGATTTCCATTCAGGCAAATGGAGTAAATTATGCATATAACTATGATCCAAACAACACATATGCTACGAAGAATTTTGCTTCACTTGAAACTGCAACTGATAAATGGGACGATACTACTAATTCTGACCCATTAGATGATGTTGCTACTGCATTAGATGCGGTAGAAGCAGAAACTGGAGAACGTCCATCCATCATGATTGTTTCCAGAAAGACAATGGATTATCTGAAGCAGAATAAGAAAATCCGCAATGCTATTCTGGCACAAAATGTAACAGCTAACATTTTCATGAATGACAATCGTGTAAAAGAAGTATTCTCCAACGAGTTAGGAGTAAGCATTATTGTATACTCAAAGCAGTACAAGAATGAGGCTGGCACTGCTGCCAAATTCTATCCAGATGGATTTGCAACACTGATTCCTAATGGTGCATTAGGAAACACTTGGTATGGTACAACTCCTGAGGAAAGAACCCTTATGGGAAGTGGAGAAGCAGATGTATCAATTGTCAATACTGGTGTAGCTGTGGCAGTGACAACTACCAGTGATCCAGTACAGACAAAGACTACTGTATCTGAAATCGTACTTCCGTCCTATGAAAGAATGGATAGCACATATGTAATCAAGTGTTATTAATTGGAGGGCTATTACCATGAAGTTTGACCACAAAGTTAAATACAATGGCAAATGGTATCTTCCTGGTCAAGAAATTAAAGAAGTGGGTGAAACCGCTTCTTTACCATTTGACCAAAGGTTTACCAAAACAGAAATTAACAGAATGAGTACTGACGATTTAAAGTCTCTTGCTGCTGAAAATGGAGTTGTAGGATATGAATCTATGACAGGATCAGCACTGAAAGAGTATTTTATCAACTTGTTTGGGCTTTAGGAGGTTTTATGGCATATACGGTATTAGAGCAGGTAAAGATCCGGCTGAAACAATTTCATATCGATGATAGCTCCGGAACTGACATTACTGTGTTTGACCATAAAGAAGAAAATCCATTATTGGAGCAGCTAATTGTTCAGGCAACAGATGAAATCATGAGCAGGCGGATGTACCCAGAGAGTTATACAAAGGAACAAATTGAAAATGACATGAAGAAATATGAAAGTGTCATCGTAAATCTGACTGTGTATGATAGGTCGCAGGCAGGAGAGGCTTATATGGCATCTTATACAGAGAATGGAGTAAGCAGGAACTGGAAAGATCGTGATAGCCTTCTGGCTGGGGTATATCCGTTTGTAAAGGTTTTATAACTCCTCGATATCGAGGAGTTTAGAAGATTGTGCGTTATGATTTTGTTGAGGTTAACAAAACGATAGCAGGGGCACACTTTTTTGTGGCGGTGGGCAGTGTGTAATTTTTACAGCAGCAGGAGCTATGAAATGAAAGAAATTTTACTACAGACATATACATTGGCATTGCCGGTGATTTTAGGGTACATTGTTTGGCTTTTGCAACAGCAAAAAAAGGACAGAGATGCAAACAGCAAAGGTACCATGCTTTTGCTGCGTGTGCAGCTGATTGAGTATCACACTAAGTATATGAAAGAGGGGGAAATCCCCTCATACGCTTATGATAATTTTTCCGAAATGTATGACGCTTATCATGCTTTAGGCGGAAACGGAATGATTACTAAAATGTATAAAGAGATCCAAGAGCTACACTTTAAAAAAGGGGGCAAAGAATAATGGATATTACACAAGTCGGAACATCGTTAGCGATTGTGGTTATCTGCTATTTGGTTGGGCTTGGAGCAAAGACTGTAGACGGAGTTAAGGATAATTACATTCCAGTAATTGTTGGTGCTGTGGGTGGCATCCTTGGTGCGGTTGGAATGTATGTTATCCCAGATTTCCCAGCAACGGACATTATGACAGCTATTGCAGTGGGGATCGTAAGCGGGCTTGCCAGTACCGGTGTAAACCAGATTTATAAGCAGGTAAAAAAAGATGCTTGATATTAATAAGCAGAAAATGAAATGTTCCCGCAAAGGACAGCGTATCATTGTATATGAAAAAGAAGAAGATGGAAGCATAAAATACTACATTGATGGGGATGGGAATAAGATACCGATTATTGCTGATGAAAAAATTGGTTATTCCGAACCACAAGAGTTTTATGCAAACATCAGCAACAAACTTAGTGAGGTTCTTGTTAAAGAATTTGGTATTGATGATAGTAGCACTTATGTCCAGATTGTGACAGACAAAGGTTATCTATCACTGACTGCCGGGGACATGGTTTGGAAAAAGTCAGCTGTGGGATATGATGCTGATGGTGGCGTTGACCCACTGACTGCGGATTACACGGTCCGTGGTGTAGCTGACGAGGGGTTGACCGTAGACTTGTTCTTATTACAAAAAGTGGTGAAGTAATGACGGGCCATACCATAACGTTTAACCTTTCAGTTTCGTCCGTTAAAGCCGCTATAAAGGACTTAGAGGACTATAAAAAGGATTTGGCGAATAAGTGTAACATGCTTAGCCAAAAATTGGCTGAAAAAGGCGTGGAGATTGCCAAGGCAGAAATCATAAGTCTCGATGCTGTTTTTACAAGTGAACTTTTGGAAAGCATACATTCTGAAAAAACGGGCAGTGGGATATGGGCTGTGATAGCAGGAACTAACCATTGCGCGTTCGTAGAGTTCGGAACGGGACAAGTTGGTCAGTCTTCGCCATATCCATATGAGTTTCCGGATGGTGTTTCATGGGCTTATAATTCAGGGCGCACAATTCGGCAGGCTATGGAAGATATTGTCATCCATGGCAGCACATTTGTAAAAGCCGGCGAATATTACTGGACTTACATTGGCAAGGATGGGAAGCTGCATATCACAAAAGGCATGCCAAGCCGACCATTCATGCACAACACAGCAAATGAATTGAGGGACATTATAGAGGAGACAGCAAGGGAGGTGTTTGGCGCATGATAAGTGTAAATCAATGGGTATATGACCTTGAAAAGAAAATATTCTCAATCGTGAAATCCAGGGCGAGTGAGAAGCTTTCTGGGAAATACCCGAACATTTACTTTACCGATATTGAGCAGAACACTTCTAAGGCCCTGTTTCCTACGGTGTACCTGCATGAACTCCCTGGTGTTGAGAAAGCACAAGACCTAGAAGGGATCAGCGTGAATGCAGTACAAGAAACGTTCCAGGTTGATGTCATCACTAATACAAATCAGAGTGATGCAAATAAGGTTATGGCAGTCATAGCCGATGAGTTTAAACGCATGTGCTTCTGGATAACTGCAATGCCGGAGTTTTCCGGTGACAATGGAACGTACAGAAGCACGATGAGGGTGCGGCGCATTATTAGCGCAACAGACATTTTGTAGTAAAGGGCTTATGGCTCTTATTTTTTTATGAAAATTCAGGAGGTAAAAATATGGCTACAGGCTTAAAATCAAGGATTGCTTACAAAGAAACCAGCACTTCTGCAACTACAGGCGAGTATTGGGCTGGTACTTATAAGCTTTTGCTGAGAGCGAAGAGCATTCCGTCTCCATTCGGATCTCAGAATATGGTAGACACATCTACACTGGAGGATCTTGTAGAGACTCAGGAAATGGGAAGACGTTCTGCTGGTTCTATGGAAGTTGAGGGCGCTTTTGAGAAAAAGTACAAAGATGAGATGGTGACCAACGAGGGCAAGAAACTGGACTTTATCATTCTGTATGGAACAGACGGTAAGGGTTCAGAGGGAATCTGTGGATTTATCGGTCAGGAGTCCTTTGCACCTGGCGAAGCATCCGATGATCATCTGACTGGTACTGCAACGGTATCTGTTCAGACGGTTCCGAAGTGGATTGAGGATGATTATGACGTTGCAGTTGTTGAGGATGAAAATGGTTATCCGACAAGCATTACATTAACTAAAAAATCATAAGTAAGATAAGTGGGGCATTCTACGGAGTGCCCCCTTTCCTATGTATACCATAGGGGAAAGGGATAAAAATGACTACAATTAAGTTTGGAGATAGAGAATTAAAAATCAAGTATGGCTATGAGGCTACAATCAAGTCTGGCATTATTCGTGATCTGATGAATATGGATAATATTTCAGGAGACATGGAGTCAGTGGAAAAACTTTTACTTTTCTTACCAGAGATGCTTTTAGTTGGTCTGCAAAAATTCCACAAAGAAGAGTTTGGTTATGAACCGGAAAATAAAAGTCAGAAAGACGCATGTCTGGAAAAAGTATATGCGCTTCTGGATGATTATTTTGATGGTGAAGATGGAGACATGAATACCTTGTTTTCTATTTTACAGAAGGAGTTGCTTGAGAATGGTTTTTTATCCAGAATGGCAAAAGCCAAAAAGCAGAAAACGTCTCAGGCAGTTTTGGAAACGGCAGAGAGCAAAAAGAATTAACCTGGCAGACATATTGTAAAGAAATACGGCCGTATTGGTTAATGGTGTCTAAAGGTTATGGATTGACAGTATCAGAAATAGACGAATCATGCCCGACTGATTTACAGCCATATGCTGAGGCTAATATGCTTGAACGTAAACATAGAGATGTAGAAGCATGGATGCAATGGGGATCTTATGGGTTATCTGCCGTTGGGGTTGCAATTGAACGCAATTTGGCAGGCAAAAAGTCAAGAGCTAAGTATATCGAACATCCAGTATTGGATAAATACAAAGATAGCTCTGATAACGGTAATGTTGAATCTAATGAGGAATGCGCTGTCTATGAAATGAAGCAGAGAATTAACTTGCTAAGGCAAGCTGGTCTTCCTGAAGGGCCGGATTAAAGGAGAATCTATGAATGAGCGTAGTTGACAGATTAATAGGAATTGCAAAAGCAGAAGTTGGATATCTTGAAAAAATGTCAAATGATATTTTAGATAGTAAAACCGGCAATGCAGGTAGCAATAATTACACAAAGTATGCCAGGGATATTTATCCGTCACTTCAAGGTCAAGCGTGGTGTGATATGTTCGTAGACTGGTGTTTTGTACAAGCCTTTGGTTCAGTAAAAGCTAAACAATTGTTGTGTGGTGGCTTTAGCGCTTATACTCCTACGTCTGCACAATATTTTAAGAATAAGGGCCAATACCACAAATCTGATCCCAAACCAGGAGATCAGATTTTTTTCCGCAATTCGTCAAGAATATGCCACACCGGAATTGTAATAAAAGTTTCCGGTGGAAAAGTCTATACGATTGAAGGTAATACCAGCAGCGGTGCAGAAGTTGTCGCTAATGGTGGTGCCGTCTGCGAAAAATCGTATAATCTTAACAACAGCAGAATTGATGGATATGGAAGACCAGATTGGACCCTTGCAGAAAGTAATTCATACACTGTTGGATGGAACCATGATAGCAATGGTTGGTGGTATGCAGATACGAAATCAACATATTGCAAAAATTGTTGGAAAGTTATCAACCATCATAAGTATTATTTCAACAAAGATGGATATGCAGTAACTGGCTGGCAAGATATTGGCGATAGTTGGTATTACTTTGAGCCTAGATCAGGACATCCATATGAGTGTGCATTGTACTTGACAAATTCAGATGGCAAACAGGATGTGGGAAATTTTTAAGTTTTAGGGAGATAGGTGTAATTGCTTATCTCCCTTTTTTTGTTTTCAGAAAAGAGGTGTCAAATGGGAGCAGAAATAGATTCTCTTGAAATAGCGGTCAAAACTACTGCGAATGAAGCAAATAAGAGCCTTGATGGATTGATAAAGAAACTTGGTCTCGTGGCGGAAGGACTTTCGGCACTTACAAAAGATTCCGGATTATCAGATTTTTCAAAAAAGATATCTGATCTTTCTAAAAGTGGAGGGCTTGATAAAAGTGTAAAATCTCTTGGAAATGTTAAAAGTGCGGTTACGGCAGGCAATAAGTTAGGTAAAACTTTTGCAGACAGTATCATCAGGGGATATAAAATCAAAGATAAAGAAGTTCGGGCAAATATTCAAGAAATGACACAATCTCTTGCCAGAATGAATATTGGTGAGATTGCATCTGGAATGGATAATCCAGAACTTTTGAAAACTTTTGATAAATTAGGTGATACGGTCAAAAAGAATGCACAAGTTTTGCAATCTACCACTGGCGAATATGAAAACTTTTTTAACTATTTCAAAGGTCTAGGAAAAATTGATATTCCTAAAAACGTTATTGCCGAACTTGGAGATGATTGGAAAAGTTTACGCGCTACTGCAATGGGATCGTTTAGTACCGATGGGTCTGGAATTGAAATAGATTCTATTTATCAGGAAATGTCTGATAAATTTAAGGATTTATTTTCTGGTACAGAGGACCAGACGCAGCAGTTTAGAGAAATTATTGCAGCTGTCAAAGCTGCCAGATTAGATGCTACTAGACTGGTATCTGCTGGTTCAGAAGGCGCAAATTTCAATGAAGATGACATGTGGAGTGACTTGTTTGATGGCATGAAAGAAATGCGAGAAAAAATGGTTGCTCAGATGTCAGGTTTTTCAAAAGATATATCACGCACTGCTGAAGAAATCAGAGAGCAGTATGCAGACTTGGGAAAAGATTTTACCATGTCTGGAAATGAGAAGCAGATTGAAAATAAAATCACTTCTTTAACTAACAGTCTGGAAAATGCAAAGCTGAAACAGCAAGAACTAGAAGCATCTGGAAATACAGATGGCAAGACCTATGAGAATACTGTTGCAAGCGTTGTAAAGTATGAGAATCAGATTGAATCTCTTACTGCACAGCTGGATAACATGCGTGAATCTGCACGTTTAGCGGCTGAGGAAGCTGCAAAAGTGACTGAGAAACAGGCAGCAAGCACAGGGCATAATCCTAATGTGTTTACTGGCACAATTAATGGTGCATCATCAGAAAAACTTGATGATATGTTTGATAAGGATGATATATCGTCATATTTTGGAGATAACATTGAAAAAAGCGCTTCTGAAGCCCAAGAGTCTGTAAAAGTAGCTGCTTCTGATATGCAATACAATGCAGATGCTATGGCTCAAACGTTCGGCGAGTCAGCTGCGCAAATTAGAGATTGGGCACAGGCAGTAAGCGAATATGGAAAGTCTGCCGGAATGACGTTGAATGATCCAGCGATGTTCCAAGACAAAACGTCAAGCGGTGAGAATAATGCAGATGCATCACAGGACATTGAGAAAAATACAGAAGCGGCAAAACAAAGCATAAACAGTTTATCTGGCCAGTTGCAAAACATGAAAGACATGATATCTCAGTCTTTTAGAGACTTGGCAAATGGTAATATCTTTAAAGGGCTTGCAAGTTCAGCTAAAGGTGCTGTTTCTGATGCTGTCAGAAAAATGCCATCTATTGGCACAGCGGCTAGAGCAGCAGCGGGTGTAGCAAAGAAAGCCATATTAACTGGTTTAACTGCACCATTAAAGGCAGCTAAAAAGTCAATACTTTCATTAGCTTCTGCACTTAAAAGCAAGCTTATTAAAGCGTTCTCTGGACTTACAGGGGCAAGTAAAGGCTCTCATAATTCATTGCTAAAAAATCTAGGAACCATGCTTAGATATGCAGTAGGAGTGAGGACCTTATTTGCATTAATCAATAAGTTGCGAAAAGCTTTTGTTGACGGTATGCAAAATTTGGTCAAGTACAGCAGTGAGACCAATGCCAGCATGTCATTGCTGATGAATTCCACAAATCAGCTGAAAAACTCTGTAGCAGCGGCAGCATCTCCACTTCTTAACGCACTGGCTCCGGCGTTAAATACTATCATTCAGATGTGTATTAATGCGGCAAATGCTGTTAATCAGCTGTTTTCTGCGCTTACAGGACATGGTACATGGATTAAAGCCAAGAAGCAGACACAAGACTATGCTAAGAGTCTTGGAAAGGCTGGGAAGGCTGCTGATGACCTTAAGACCCATACACTTGGAATTGATGAGCTGAATATTGTTGACCAAAGCAAGAGTGGCGGATCTGGCGGTAGCGGTGCAAGCGCCGCTGATATGTTTGAGACTGATGAGATTGACAGCAAATACAAGGAGTGGTCTGATAAAATCAAATCCATGTGGGAAGCAGCAGACTTTACAGAACTTGGTTCTGCCGTTGGTACTTGGCTTAAGAACGGCCTTGACGCTATCCCTTGGGACGGCATTCAGGAGTCTGCCAGAAAGATTGCATCCAGTATTGGAACCTTTATTAATGGATTTGTTGAAACTGAGGGGCTGGCAACTTCAATCGGTACAACCATTGGTCAGGGAATTAATACAGCTGTAGACTTCGCAAATACTCTTTTGGATGTTACACACTGGGATTCCATTGGAAAATTTATCGGTGATGGTCTTAATGGGATTGTCAACTCTGTTCAATGGGATGAAATTGGACAAATGCTTGCAAATGGATTAAATGCTGTATTTACGGTATTAGAAAATGCTGCGACAACATTTGACTGGACTAATTTCGGAAGTAGTCTTGCGCTTAGTTTAAATACATTTGCATCAACTTTTAGCTGGTCTGGAGCCGCATCTAGTCTTAGTTCTGTTGTCACAGGTTTGCTTGATACTTTGATTGCGCTTCTTGACGAAACAGACTGGGGAGCTTTTGGCGAAGGAGTCATGGATTTTCTTGTAGGTATTGACTGGGAAGGCCTGGCAGAGAGATTAGTGAGCTCCGCAGTGCTGATTGTAGAGGGCTTATATGGATTTTTAGCCGATGCAATTACTTCGGTTAACTGGCAGCAAATTGGAATTAGTATAGTAAACGAATTAATTAAGATTGTAACCACTATTGATTATGCTGGTCTTGTAAGCAGTGCGTATACATATTTAGGCGCTGCTATTGGTGCATCACTTGCCTTGGCCGCAGGTGTTGGACAAGCTGTATGGAATCAATTGGTTGCTGGATTTAATGCGACTATAGCATATTTTGATACTTACATTCAGGCTGCCGGTGGAAATATTATTCAGGGCTTATACAATGGTATTGTAGATGCTTTAAAATCTGTAGGTCAATGGATAATTGATAATATTTTCACTCCGTTTATTGACGGATTTAAGGCGGCGTTTGGTATCCATTCTCCGTCTACGGTTATGGCTGACATGGGTGGGTACCTCATGGAAGGCTTGATTAATGGTATCAAAGACGGTTGGAATAATATCAAAGAGAGTGTTGGTACGGTAGCTCAAAGTGTCATTGATAAATTTAAGGACATCCTTGGTATCCATTCCCCGTCTACTGTCATGGATGAGAATGGTGTTTATCTCATTGAAGGACTGCAAAATGGTATTTCCGGTACTATAAATGATGTTTATGACATATTCTCTGAATCCAAATGGAAAGAGATTGGGCAAGGTATGCTGGATGGTTTAATCAAGCCATTTGAGAGCAGTAACGGTATTGATACAATTAGCACATTTGCTACTGACGTATACAATACTATTTCTGATACCCTTAGTGAGTCGCAGTTTAGCACGATTGGTACTACTGCTGTATCTGGTCTTGCGTCAAGTTTTACTACTACGGCACTGGATCCTATTTTTGGCAATCTTGAGACATCGTTAATGAATGCATGGAACCAAGCTGCTGTATGGTGGTCTGGAACAGCAATGCCAACATTTTTTAGTGCAAATGTTTCTCCGTGGTTTACCACCGAAAAATGGAAAACTACAACGGACGGAATGAAAACAGGTCTTATTGCCAAGTGGGACGAATTTGTATCTCAGTGGAAAACAAAAACTAATACGTGGTGGAATACTAACGTAAAAACATGGTTTACCGTTGAAAAGTGGAAGGAACAGGGCGATCACTTCAAAACTGCACTTCTGGATAAATGGGCTGAATTTGAAACCCAGTGGAACACTAATATCAACAATTGGTTTACCAACAATGTGTCTACCTGGTTCACAAAGGAAAAGTGGGAACCATTTGGAACCAATATGAAGGACGGTATCTATTCTGGATTTAAAGGCATTGTGAAAGAAGTTGGAGATTTAGTCAATGGCATGATTGACCTGTTCAATACTGGATTGTCCAGAATTGCAGAGTCTATGAATGACCTGATCAGCGATTACAATGAGGCAGCAAAGGAAATGCAAGAAGATACCATTTCACATGTATCTTTCAGAGCAATAGCTCATGTTGACATTCCTAAATACTCTGTAGGTGGGTTTCCAGAAGATGGTCTGTTCTTTGCAAACCATAATGAGATGGTTGGTCAGTTCTCCAATGGCAAAACCGCAGTAGCAAATAATGAGCAGATTGTAGCTGGCATTACTGCAGGAGTAAGAGAAGCTGTTGTAGATGTCTTAGCTCCATATTTGTCCCAGATTGCAGAAAATACCAGGGAAACTGCTGACAAGGATACGTCAATTAGTCTTGACGGGCGTGAACTTGTCAGTGCTATTAACAGCCGAATCAGCAGAAATGGATTTAGCTTCACTTAACTATGTCAGTTCCATTGATGAAGTACATGTCCATAATACTGATATAAAATAACCTACCTGCATAAGCAGTAGTCCAAGAAAGGCGGTATCAGTATGTATGAATTAGTGGAACTTAAAGGAAACGATGTATTTACAAATAGTAAGGTGATTGCAGAAGGGACAGGAAATCAGCATCATGCAGTAAGAGAGGTAATCAAGAAATACCAAAGCGATATCGAAGAGTTCGGTACTTTGCTCATTTTAAATGAGGAAAGTTCAGGTGGAAGACCCATGGAAGTTATTTATCTGAATGAAGAGCAGGCAACTTTTGTCATTACCCTTTTGAGAAATTCCAAAACAGTAGTCAAATTCAAAAAGGAACTTGTGCGTCAGTTCTATGCCATGCGCAAATTTCTTCTGGATAAACAGTCAAAGCAGTGGAACGACACCAGACTTGCCAACAAAGAAAACCGACTGAAAGAAACTGATGTGATTAAGATGCTTGTTGATTATGCGAAAGAACAGGGCAGTACGCATTCTGATAAACTGTATCTCACATATACAAAGTTGGCAAAATCAATCATTGGTGGAAATCGGGACACTGTATCGGTTACCGACCTGAATAACCTGACGTTAGTTGAAAGCATTATTTTACAGACAATTAGAATTGACATGTCAATGGGAATGCCATATAAAGATATTTACAAGGACTGCAAAGACAGATTGGAGAGATTTGCAGATATTGCATACTTGACAGCATAAGAGGCCATCGAGCCTCTTTTCTTTTGCCCCTTTATGTGATACAATATCCACAAATATTATATAAGGGGTGGATATTATGAAGTGTCCTAAGTGTGGAAGCGAAAACGTTCTAGTTCAGAGCGTACAGACTGGAAGTGTATCTTCTGGTAAAATCGGAGTACAGGAGTCTAAAAAGCAAAAAGGGTGCCTGTATTGGTGCTGCTGTGGTTGGTTGTTTGACTTATTATGGTTTGTCTGCATCGGTTGGTGGACAAAGCTTGCTTTTGGTTGGGAAAGAGGTTCAAAGGGACGTATTAAAGAAAGAACCATTAACGAAACCAGAGCTACATGTCAGAACTGCGGTCACACATGGAAAGTTTAATATTGGCATGAATTATCAGGGGAGCGAAAAACTTCCCTGATTTTTTATTTTGGGTATTGACTTTTTGGTGTGACATAAATATAATAAAGGTGTGACAAGAAAGGAAGTGAGGATAATGTCACCAGCTGGAAGACCAAAAGCAGAAAATCCAAAGTCGAGTAGATTTAGCATTCGCCTTGATGATTTAACAGAAAGCAGGTTAAAAACCTATTGCGAAAAGTACGGAATTACCAAAGGAGAAGCCATAAGACGTGGTATACACTTACTTTTGGAAAAAGAAAAAGAGTAATCGCTAGATTTGACGGTCACACGATTACTCCAAACACCAATCCGCAAGGACTGATAAATCTATCCTATCAAATTCTTGCGGAAATTTCAAGAATTTTTGGAGGATTTTAAAATGGATGAATTTGCAAAGATGATTTATGAGCAGTGGTTTCATTCTGATGAAGCGCAAGATTATACATGGGGACGGGAATATGATGATGCGTGGAAAAAAGTTTATGAGATTTTAAATCCAAAGCTGGCCAATGAAATTGAAAGTTCTATAAACAGGTGCGTATTTGATGTTCAAGAGAAGTCATTTATTGCAGGTTTTGCCTATGCCTGCAAGTGCCTTTCCAATGGAAAGATTGAATTTGGGGGAGGCATGAAAAATGAGTGAAGTCATTGCTATTGAAAATACAGAAATGCAGATCAGAGAGTACAACGGGCAGAGAGTTGTGACTTTTAGAGATGTTGATGAAGTGCATCAAAGACCTATAGGAACAGCAAGGAACGCTTTTAACAGGAATAAGAAACATTTCATTAAAGACGTAGACTATATTACATTGAAGCCCGAAAAACAAGGGGATACAGACTATGTACGCTTGGCGTACATACCCCAGAAAGGCATTACGCTCTTAACAGAAAGCGGCTATCTGATGATAGTCAAAACCTTTACAGATGACCTGTCATGGAAAGTCCAGAGAGAGTTGGTGAACACATACTTTCGGGTAAAAGCAAAACCAACAATATTGGAGCAACCTCCAGTTTGCCAGCCAAGCAATACACCTATACCCAAAAATCCTAGTTGGTGTGCTAGAAATCAGCGGAGGATGTATAGGATTTGCAACAATGCCAATGTGCCGCAGTTTGTGTTGGAATACCACATTATGCTGAAAGTTGGAGAGGAATTTGACTTGGAGAAGGCAAATGAAATCTACAAAAAGGAAGTTGGTCATGCCCCAGAGAAAGGACTTGACCTTGTTGAACACTTCATAGACCTTGGAAAAACTGCAGACGATTATCTTGACCGCTTGGAAGAACTTGACAGATTTTATTTTGGTAGAAGATTGAGGTAAATGCGCAAGAAACCTTGATATTCCAGCCCAAAACAGGTATAATAAAAGGGTAAAATTTAGCCGAATCCATCAGCTTTGCCCAATAGCCGTTGCGGGAAAAACAAGGCTTAAAGGATAGGACGAACTGAGTAAGGACGGCAAAAACAGTTTAAGAATCACGCTCACTAGATGTAGAAAATCTATGTCTGGTGGGCGTTTTTTGTTGCTTTAAATACAGAAGGAGATAATTGGATGGAAGGATTAAAAGTAACAGAGTACAGATGCCAGAGAGTTTTAACCACACAGCAGATTGCGGAAGCGTATGGAACGGACAGAAAAACAATCTCGTACAATTTTAACCACAATATTGATCGTTTTATAGAAGGAAAACATTTTATAAAACTTGAAAATGAAGAAAAGACCCTATTTGTGAACCGTCTGGAAAATCACGACGGTCTGAAAAATGCAAAAACAATTTACCTTTGGACAGAAAAAGGTGCTTTTCTTCACGCTAAGTCCCTGAACACGGATCAGGCGTGGGAAGTGTATGACCGCCTAGTTGACAATTACTTCCAGAAGAAAGACGATAAGATGAATATGCCGATGTCTTACCGGGACGCTATCGCACAGCTTTTGGAAAGCCTGGATCGGGAAGCAGAGCTACAGGCACAGCTTGATACAAGCAAAGATTGGTACTCTATCAAGCGAGTAGCAGCACTGAATAATGTTTCTTGGAAAACATTCAAATGGAGAAGGCTAAAAGAGGCTGGGGAACGTATGGGGTACGAAGTCAAGAAGATCTTCGACGCTAATTATGGGTCGATTAATGCTTATCATAAAGATGTTTGGGAAGCTGTTTATCCAGATTATGAGCTTTAAAATGGCTTTTATGACCGTCAAAATATGCCTAAAAATGTGATCGCTGAGTGATCGTTTTGGTGTACGTTTAGTGATTACTTTGGTGTTCAAGTAGTGTTAGGTATGTGAACCAACTGGCGAACTGATATTGATAGCCGAAAAAGCTAGTAAAATCAACGGTTTGCTAACTTTTTGAAAAAATATTGAACCAACCAACGAACCACCAGATGAACTACCTATTGAACCACCTAACGGACTACCTGTTGAACCACCACTTGAACTACCAGGCGGACCACAAAACAAGAATGTAAGAATATAAAGAATGTAAGAATATAAGAATGTAAGAAATTAAAAAGAAAAAGATTATTACTTACGTAATAATCTAAAAAGAAAAAGTCCCCTGATTTTACCTTTGGGGTCAGAAAGATTACTGCCAATGAATGGAGGTGTACCTAATGGCGCAAACAACAAAGGTTACTGGATCAGGTCTAACAGCTTTCCTGAACGTGAATGGATATGACTTTCCTTGTCCTAAGGCTGGGTTTAGTTATCTCATCACAACGACTGTCAATGCCGGAAGAAATGCTAACAATGCCGTCATAGGTCAACGAGTGGGTAGAGATCTGTATAAGCTGAATAACCTTGAATGGGCCATGCTTGAACCGGAAGTCTGGCAGATGATGTTGAGAGCAGTTGAACCTTTTTACATTCCGGTAACATTTGAAGATTATAGAACCGGAAAGCCGATAACCATAACAATGTATCCTGGAGACCGTGAAGCTAAACCATTGTACGCAGATCCGGAGAGCCATATAGTAACCAAGTATGAAAACTGCAAGTTTAATCTGATTGATGCAGGACTGGAGTGATAGCAAATGCAAACTGTAAGTGCAGCTTATAAAAAAGCCATGCGAAAACCTAATAGGAATCGTGGTTATATCACTGCCAGGATTGGTATTATTAGTTCCATAGCACAAAATAATATAGTGGCAAGTGAAGCAGACAATGATTTCGCTTATTTTGCAAATACAACAGCAGCATTTAAAGGCAATACAGTTAGCCAGGTATACGCTACACTGGAAGAAGATTTTGCCAAGGTTGACGGCACAATGTATTTTCTTCCAGAGCAGGATGACGGATATGCCTATTACAATAATGGCTTGGTTCCAGATAAAATCCAAGGCTCAGTATATATTAACTTTGACGGCAATGTGGCAGACATAAAAGGCTTGACAATTGATTTTGGCGAATATTACCCAACTTCATTTACGGTTCAATCTGATAATGGCACACAAACCTATGAAAATTCTTCCCGGAATTTCGTTACAGAAGATACATTCGATGCTATTTCTTTCTTGCGGATAACCCCACTGACAATGGTTAATGGGCAGGGAAGAATGAGGATTTTGGAATTTACATGTGGAATTTCAAATACTTTCTCAAATAAGCAAGTGAAATCATTTACTTATAAGGATTATGTATCAACGATTTGTGAATCGCTTCCAAGCCAAGATATGACTTTGACTGTAGATAATCAGAATCTATATTACAATCCAGATAATCCAGAATCAGCAGTTGCTTATATGGAACAAGGACAGCAAATGAAAGTGTCATTTGGATATGATCTGGACGGGACTAGGAATATTGAATGGGTTCCTGAAATTACAGCATTTTTAAAATCTTGGAGCGCAACTGATACAGAAGCCAAGTTCACAATGGTTGATGTGTTTGACTGGAAATTGAATGGAACATATTACAGGGGATTGTATAGACCAGAAGGAATATCTCTTTATGATTTGGCATTAGATGTACTGGAAGATGCCGGTATGAAAACAGATGAGTATGTGGTTGATCCATATTTGCAAAATGTTAAGGTATATAATCCTGTTCCTGTGGTAAAACATTCAGAGGCATTACAGATAATCTCAAATGCAGGCAGATGTGTATTAAGCGTTGACCGGCAAGGAAGGGTATGGATAAAATCATCATTTTTGCCAGACATGTATGCCAGTGCCGGTATTGATCTTGTATATCCGAGTAGATTTTTGTATCCAGGAGAGGATATTTTACCGGCAGGTATTAAAGCTGCTAACAACGAGACAAAATTTAGCCATGTTGAGAATGTTTTGAAACAAGATCAACGTATAGGCTATGCCATATATAGTAATGATTTTTCATTGGTTGACGGATCTGTTTTGTTTCTGCCGGAAGATGAAGCGGAGTATTCAAAAGATACAGGGTACGTTAGTGATAGTATAGCGGATTCAAATGGTGATTTTGAAGATATTCCTAAAATTAATATTGACTTAGAAACAGGATACACATGTTTTGGATTTTCCATTGATTTTCGTAATGTAGCACCTCAGAAATACCATATTATCACTTATTATCAGCAGGAACAGGTACAAGATATTGAGATAGTAAATCCACAACTGCATAGTGAGTATAAAGAACAACTTGAAAAATTCGATGAAATGGAAATCGTTTTTTCGAAAGGATATCCTAATGCAAGGATAACAGTTGATAAAGTATCATTTGGAGACTCGACAGATTATACGCTGTCACGAGATTTTAATTTAAAAGGATCTCCTGTAGCCACTAGGCAAGAAAAAATTCAGTCCATTACGGTTAAACGAAATATATATACTATGTCGCAAGCGGAAATCACTGAATTGACATCAGAAGAATTGACACTTGATAGTGAAGAAATGACAAAGACGATATATTTTACAAATCCTGCATATGGACTGGAAGTATCTGTTACTTCAGGAACGGCAATGGTCGAAATAATATCGAGCAGCAATTATTATGCGAATATCAAAGTTACAGGTACAGTCGGGGATGCTATTCAGATATCTGTAAGCGGATACGAATATGTGGTATCAGAAAAGTCTTATACTGAAAAGCACAATGATACAGGAGTGAATAAGACATGGAATAATCCGCTCATCAGTGAAGAAAAGCTGGCGAAGGACCAGGAAGAATGGTTAGCGGAATATTATCTAGGAGATGTTGATTATCAAATCCCCTGGAATGGAGACCCGCGTACAGATGCTAATGATTTATTCTTTCTGGAATTGAAAGACAGGGATAAGACAATGATACGTGCATATCAAAACGAACTAAATTATAGCGGTGCTTGGAGCGGCACATTAAAGGCTAGAAAGGTGGTGGAGTAATGCCATGGATACAACCTAAAACTGATTGGGAATCTTCTGACAGATTCAATGCCAGTGATTACAATCGGATAAAAGGGAACTTGAATTTTCTGCATGAAAGAGCAGAACAATTTTACCCTAATTTTGGAATTATTGATATGGGAGCTGATAAAGGGTATGCGGATTATCCGTATGCCAAAGAAATCAATAATTTTGAGAAGAATCTGGAAACCATCAACAAAAACGTTTACACCCAGAATATAGGCATGACATCTACCTTTTACAGCAATGGAGCATTTATCCAATGGAATGAGTTGAACAGGATAGAGTCTGCGACATTAAGAATCTATGAAATGTTGAACAGGCTGGAAGCTGGGTTGCCAGTATTAGCATTTAGACTTGGGAATGTGAAAGGAGTGAGAACCTGATGGAAACTTTAAAAACGAATTATATGGACGATATCATTGCATCTGGAAACAGTCGAAAATATACGCAAACAAGCAATGATGATGGCACAGTATCGTTTACAGATGCTACAAGTTATTCACAGGTTGGGAATACCTTTGGGGCAAATGATATCAACAAGACTAATAAAAATGTCAATCAGATAAATCATATTGCACCGGTTACACTGACTGCTACTGGTTGGGTAGGCGATACAGCCCCATATAGCCAAACTGTAGATGTTGAGGGACTTAGGGCAGACGATAATCCAATAATTGTAAGTATGCTTGCTGATGGGGCTTCTGTGGATGCACAAAAGGCATATAGTAAAGCATTTGGAATTATATCTTCTGGAACTGGAACTACAGCAGATGGCAGTGTAACATTTAAAGTTTACAAACTGCCAACTGTTGATATTGTTATTGGATTGAAAGGGGTATGACCATGGGACAGGTATTAATGATTGGTGGTAGTGGTGGAATTGACCTCGATGTTGTATCAGCCGCAGCGGACGATGTTTTGTCTGGAAAGGTAATTGTTGGCGCAGATGGAGAGCCTTTAACTGGTACACTAACCCTTAGTGGTGATGCCGGAGCCGGTGATGTGTTATCAGGTAAAACTTTCTATACCACCAATCCCAAAAGCAAGCAGACCGGCACCATGGGTATGATGAGTGGTGGGACTTATACGCCTAATACGGCTCAACAGACAGTATCATGCAGTGGTAAGAAAATGACCGGCGATATTGTTATCAAAGGTGATGGGAATTTAACTGGCAATAATATACTTTATGGGAAGTCGATATTCGGTGTTTCAGGTAATGTGAGACAATTTGTATCTCGTTTGGGGCAAGTAACTTCAGACAGTGACTATTATGTAACATTATCTCTTGGTTTTTATATTAAAAGTTGGATGTTTATGGCGGAAAATGGCCCACATGACTTATCTACTTCTTGCCCTTGGGATCCAAATAACCTAAGTGTAATATTGCCCAATTATACATTGGTTTCTCCAATTCGAAGCGGAACGACTTTTAAAGTAAAAGTTACAACCCCAAATAAGAAGTACAATTACTACGTTACAGGATACTATTAATAATATCCTGCAATCACATACCAATGTGGATTACCGGCATATGGGGGTGATGCAGAAAATTGTAGAAAAGTAAAAAGATATTAACAGTATATCACAATCAAGAAAGGAACAGAACAAATGAAAGCATTAGTAATTTACGATGCCACAGGTAGAATCTGGTCAATTGTGTATGGGGAAGAACAAGCCCCACAAGGTCTGTTGTCAATGTTCGTGGACATTCCAGACGGAGCAGCTCTTGAAAGAATTGACGTAACTAATCCAGATGAGCCTAAGGCAGTGTTTTCTTATCTGCCGGAATCAGATATTGGAAAACTGCAGATTAGAGTAACAGATTTGGAAAACCAGCTCACCGAAGCCCAGTTAGCTCTTACCGAGCAGTATGAAGCTAATCTGGCACTGGAAGATGAAGTCACTAACACCCAGTTAGCATTGACTGAACTTTATGAAGCAACCCAAACCACTACAACCACAAAGGAGGCTTAATCATGGCAAGCTACATGGCAACAGTATACGCAGACTTAATCCACAAGGGCAAAAAAACAATTGATGATGTTCCAGAGAAGATTAGAGCAGAGGTCGAGGCTTTGTTAGATGCTTAGGCTATTGCTTTTCTTAATACTACGAAAGGAGGTAAGCGATATGGCAATTATTTATGCAACTCTTATTATCAAAGGTAGAAAGACTTACGCACAGGTACCAGAAAAGATTAAGCCACAGGTAAAACAGGTTTTAATTGATCTGGATTGCGGAGAACTTGCAGAAGAAACAGAAGAATCATAAAAGTTTTTCGTTGCTCGTAAGAATATTTTACCCACTAAAAGCATATACTAGAAATGTCCAATGAAAATGGGCAATCAACTTCTGGTTTGGGGACATTGATTTTGTATCGGTGTCCCCGATGCTATCTTGACATAATCGAACATACGTTCTATAATATGCCTATCGCTACACAGAGAACGTGCGGTTTGGATGAATTGGAGGGACTTTTAGTGGATGAAAAAGAAGAGTATCGGAAGAAAATCATTGAAATGGTAAACAAAATTGAGAGAAAAGATATCCTAGAATATCTTTATACTTTCATCAAAGGCAAAATAAAAGGCCATATTTAAGTTGGAGACAATATGGATAATTTAAAAAACTGCACCGCACTGAATTATGACATGAATAATCAAGGGTCATTCCAGTGCGTTGCAATCGCAAAAACAGAAGCAGCAAGAGATGATTATGTTAAAAATGGTTTTGTGGTATTTTTTTCACCAGAAATGCATGGGATTAATTGTTGGGTTTTATGCCGGGCCAAATCGGAGGTTCCGGCTTAGACCACTCTAAATGTATCCAAGCGTAGTCTTTAGGGAACCCCTCTGAAATACCAATAAATTTCCACCCAAGTTTTGTATAGCTTAGAATTATTTCGTTTATGCGATCTTGAGATAAGTTATCGCATCTAATCATTTGTTTTTCCATAGTCATACCTCATTTGGCACGTCAATTCTATTGGTGACGTGCTTTTTCTTTTGGAATTATTCGGCAAGCGAATTGATTAATTCAATAACAAGTTTCTTTTTCTTTTCTGACAGTTTAAAGTAATTTTCTAAAGCATTTTTCAGCTCTAAATCCTGGGATATTTTCACATCCAGAGTGCCCTGTTCTACGGAAAATTCATTAGGGGATTTTTCTTCCCCGGTTAATAGATACTCTACAGTAGTCCCAAGATAGTTTGCAATTTTTTGCATTGTATCAGTTTTAGGCGTGGTCTTTCCCCTTTTCCAGTCGGACAACGTCATATTGGAAACATCAGCTGCCCTTGCCACATCTGCATTTTTAAGTCCTTTTTTGTCTAGCAATTCTTGATAATGTTCATACATAAAATTTACCTCAAAAAAATTACGGAAAACTTTAAAAATGTTATTGACTTTTAAAGAAAACCATAATATACTAGACCTAGATTAAGGAAACCCTTAAAACCTAGGCAAAATTAGGTGGTTATATATTGTTCTGACAGATAGTATTATAACGGATTTCCTTAATAAATTCAAGAGATTTTAAGGAAAGGAGTATGAATTTTGGAGAAAGAGAAAAAATACGGAAGTTCTTATGGAAGATTTTGCGAGATTATCGGCAAAAAAGGAATTACTCCGTACAGGGTAGCAGTAGATTTGGGAATTTCGCCTATGTTGCTTTCTGACTGGAAAAACGACAAAAGTAAACCTAAGTTGGACACTATGGTAATGATTGCTGACTATCTGGGTGTAGATGTAAAGCAGTTTGTTGATTAGGTCGGCATATTATTTATGGAGAGGAAGTGAGAAGATGAACGATTTGCAGGTTTTTAACAATGCTGATTTTGGTAGCGTGAGAACGCTAGAAATTGACGGGAAACCTTATTTTGTAGCCAATGATGTAGCAAGAGCACTTGGTTATTCAGTCCCCAAAGATGCAATTTCAAGGCATTGTAAGGGGGCGCTGAAACACCGCTACCTTACAGAAGGTGGAGAACAGGAGTTAAAAATCATTCCAGAGGGTGATGTTTACAGACTTGTCATTAAATCGCAGTTGCCCAAAGCGGATGAATTTGAACACTGGATTTTTGATGAAGTCCTCCCATCTATTCGTAAGAACGGTGGCTACATTGCCAACCAGGAAAATCTTACACCGGAGCAGATTGTAGCCAACGCATTGATAGTGGCACAGAATATCATTTCTCAGAAAGACAGGCAGATTGAGCAGATGAAGCCAAAAGCAGAGTTTTTTGATGCAGTGGCAGATAGCAAGACCGCAATTTCCATGAATGAGGTTTCAAAGGTTCTGGGAATTAAAGGATATGGCAGAAACAATCTATTTGAATTTCTCAGAAGTAGTGGGATTTTGGATAGGTGGAATGTACCATACCAGAGATACATTGACTGCGGCTGGTTTCGAGTAATCGAACAGAAGTATTCAAAAAACGGCGAACAGTGTGTATCTACTAAGACACTGGTGTATCAGAAGGGCGTTGACGCAATTAGAAAGAAAATACTGGATTCGGAGAAAACAGCATAAGAAAGGGAAAAATGGATACAGATGAAGAATGATAATGACATTGTTACCGTATTAGGTTTTATTGCAGGTGTATTGACTGTTTTGTTTTTGATGTTGAAGTAGAAAGAGGGTGAAAAAATATGTCTCCATATGCATTAACAGCAGATGAACTTGAAAAGACGTATGAAGGAAAACATTATTCCTATTACCGGCAATGTAACGGTCAGCAAGCATCAGAATTAGAAAAGAATGTAAGAATGCTAATTGCTGAAAATAATCTGACCGCTACGGTTGCTAAAGGGTTTCTGGAATATATGAAGTTAGTTATTGACGGCTGTTCATATCTTCCGAAAGAGAAATAACCCGAACGGAATGTTCTGAAAGACATTCACCTTCAGGTATCTCTTTTGCCAATCTGAGCATAGATGCTAATTTTTCGGAGTAAGGATATTCACTTCCACAGTTGGGGCAAACAACTTTGTCGGAATTGATATTCTCATTCACGATATATGAGCAATGGCAAGGGCAAGAAATTCTGATTTTAATAAACATTTTAATTTACCTCCTTGTTAAATGATAAGGAGATTATACCACAAGAAAGGTATTGGAAAAATGGCAAAGATGAAAAATCATGATTGCCCGCTTGGTGTAAGCTACGTGGCAATTAAGACTGAAAAAAAACACTGGAAAGAAATCTTTTGGAAGGTTGCGGATACAGTGATTGTAGTAGCAGGGCTGATGATGGTTGGAGCAGCATTGGCACTGTGGTTGGTAACAAGATAGGAGGATGCGCAATGTATATTGACCAATTTTGGGCCGGAGTTTTAACCACACTTGTGACTGAAGTTGCAGTGGTTTTAGGTTTTTTATTCTATGTAGCTTGGAGAAGCAGAAAATGAAGCAGCCGAAGAAGCTAAACCGGTCGCAAAAAGAAGCTGTTTCGGCAGCTCATTTAAATGCTGGGGAATGGATGCTGGTAGAAGAAACTGAGTTTTATTTGAAACTCAGTAACAAGACCACGAATAAGAGAAAAATCGTGGACAAATTTAAAAGAGCGAGGAGATAAGTTGGATGGATGAAAATAAAAATAGCAGAATCGTTCTGCTTACTAAATCTGAGTATGAAGTATTAGTAGATAAACAAGCTAGGCTTAATGTCCTTAAAGAAGTTTTTGAAACCTGCGGTTATATCTCAGATGAAGTCGTGAGGGCTATTCTGGGAGTTGAAAGAAAGGCGGTAAAGACGAATGAGAATTAAACTCTTAAGCATGCACCTTAAAAATTTCATGTGCTATGAAGAACAGGGTTTTGATTTCCATGATAAGACCGTGATTTCTGGAGCAAATGGAAAGGGCAAGTCCAGCATAGCAAGTGCATATACATGGTGCCTGTTTGACTGTGATTACGAAATGAGAAGTAATCCAGTCGTGAGACGTGAAGTGAACGGATCACCGGTAGAAGGTGATGTTGAAGTAACTATGGTTCTGGATATAGACGGAAGAAAGATTGCGGTTTGCAAGGTGCAGAAGCGTACTTATAGCAAAGACGGTAGTTCATATAAGGACGATAACAAATATTTTATTAATGATGTTCCGAAGACAAAAACGGCGTTTAATGAGTATTTGGAAATTGATAATGCTTTTAAGATGTCGAGCAATATCAACACATTTCTTAATCAGAAATCAGATGAGGTTCGCAAGTTTTTGTTCCAGACCGTAAAAGATATTCCAGATACGTCCGTAGCAGATAAATATCCAGATCTGGCAGAACTGGAAGCGCTGCTTGAAAAATATTCAGCAGAGGAATTATCAGCTATGAATAAGAAAAAAGTAGCTGATATTAAAAAAGAGCTTCCTATATTAGAGGGACAGATTAGGGAAAAGGAAGCGGACATAAAGGCAAAGACTGATATGGACGTATCTGATTTGGAAATTCAGAAAAATTACCTTAAGAAGAAAATTCAAGAAAACGCTGAAAAGCAGCTTGAAAGTGAAAAACTTTATAAGAATTACAATGAGCTGACTGACGGTATTTTAGAACTGAAAATGGAACTGTCTGGGCTTGAAAGAAAAGCAAATGAGTCACTGGTGGAAGAAAGGTCTAAATTATTGGATATTTCCATACAAAAGAAATTGGAGCGTGACAAATTACAGGCAGATATAAATGCTATCGAAACCAAAATTTCTGCGGCTACAGATGCTATTGATCGGTTAAAAGGAAAACTGGAAGGTATTCGTATAGAGTGGAAAGAGGAGAATGAGAGAAAGTTTGACGAAAAGTCTCTCATTTGCCCGTACTGCAAGCAACTTTATCCAGAAGAGAAGAAGGAAGAGCTTTTTACCAATTTTGAAAAGGAAAAGGCAGAGCTGCTTGCTTCAATCACAACAGACGGAAACAATACCAAAGACCAGTTGGATAGGAAAACAAAAGATTTAGACCAGTTTCGGTTAGATATGAAAGAGCGAAAAGCTGAGTATAATGCAGTTTTTTCCGAGATTAAAGAATTAGAAGATAAGCTTTCAAAACTTCCGAAAAAGCTTGATATATCTGATACAAGTGAATACCAGGAAATTAATCAGCAGATTACCGAAAAAGAAAATGCTCTTAAGAGTATGGAAAATATTTCTGAGTACCGAAAGGTACTTAAGGAAGATGAACAGGAGCTAAGAGAAGAACTTTCTGATTGCGAATCAAAAATCCTCATGTCAAATACGGAAATCGAAGAAAAACGTCTGGCAGAGTTGAAACAGCAGAGAACTGACATGGTGCAGCAGCAGGCAGATGCAGAAAAAGTCCTCTATCTGCTTACTGAATTAGAAAAAGCTAAGAATGAGGAGTTTTCAAACCAGATTAACCAGAAATTCAAATTAGTCCAGTGGCAGTTATTTGAAACTGCAAAGAATGGAAATTATAAGTCAACCTGTATTCCTATGGTTGATGGTAAATCTATTCTTACAACGATCAGCAACAAGGGAAACCGGATCCTGGGTAGAGTTGATATTTGCCAGAGCGTACAGGATATTGCCGGAATATCAGTTCCTATCTGGGTGGATGACTGTGAATCACTGGACTCTGAAAACCAGAAAAAGGTTTCTGACATGGTTATCGGTCAGTTGATTATGCTAGTTGTAAACGATAATGAAAAATTAAAAGTGGAGGGATAAAAATGCTGGTTATCGAAAAAGAAAAGAAAATTTGGACAGGGAAAAGGCAGTGCAGAGTAACCCTTGAAAATGACGGATTTATGTACAGCGTGAAGGTTGACGGTGAAGTATTTAAAAAGACCGTAAATGAGCTGTTTGCAATCCAGACATTCAATGCGATTTAGTGAAGGAGGAGAACGAAAATGAGCAAAGCATTAGATATGGCGAGAGAGCTGGTTAAACAGCTGGAAGAAGCAG